GGACTAAGCGGGAGGAGCCGGGCTTGGCGTGTGCTCCGCTTACGGTAATCGTATCTCAGCCTGTGGGTCAAATGTGGCTTTTTCCGTATCATGGTGATACAAAAGCTAAAAAATCTTCACAATTTCTTAAGGATTCATGAGGGCATGGTCGTTTGCTGAAAAATGTATTAAATAATGCATGCACGATTTGTGAGAAGAACTAGCGTGGTAAAACTACGAGCTATTACAATGCTTGGTTTGCCAGAACGCCAGCCATTTAACTATGGTCCTTATAAGCTTTGGCCATGTTTTAGTAGGCCAGAATTTCAATGGTTTGCAGCGATAGACGGCAAGCCTTGCTATTTCAAAAGCTTGAATGAAGCGAAGCTGTTTATCAAAGATTTGGTCTCAAACGAGGATGCTGAGAATTTGTGCGACTAAAGGAAGATTTCCCATTTCCATCGCCTTGACTGAGCTAGCCTGCTTTGGTTGATTCTCAGGGGCCATTGGCCCCTTCTTTGTCTTATGGCGCTCAAGAAAAATGCAAAGTGTGAACCAATTGCTCGTACAGGGCGAGTGCAAGATTGGCTTGATAGCCCCGAGGGGCGCCTCGCGGTGAGCTGCACCACATTTGTAGTGGAAGATTCAATGGAAGGGCCGGATGGAATTGAGGCGTCGTGGCGTTTTGTTTCTCATGCTCTCCGCAATGCCGCTGGCGCTGCTGTTAATTTGTCAAAACTTCGTTCGGAAGGCTCCGAAAATGGACGCGGCCTTACCGCGAGTGGCCCGGTGAGTTTTGCTGGTTTGTATAGCAAACTAAATGAAGTACTGCGGCGTGGTGGCGCGTTTAAGAATGGCGCCGTTACTTTGCATCTTGATTATGACCATCCAGATGCAATTAAATTTATCAATGCATCGCGGAGCGAGCTGCCGTGGGTGAAGCGTTCTTTAACCATTGATGAGCAATTCTTTGAAAAAGCATCGTCTGAATTAATTAGCGCTTTGCTTAAGGGAATTGGCAATGGAGATATGTGGCTAACTAAGAAGCGTTTTGATGCAAAGGGGGAGCGTATTTGGCCGAACGTTTGCGAAGAGATTTGGCTGAAGCATCGTGGCACTTGCCTACTGCAGCACGTCAATCTTGGCGCCTGTAATTTCGATAATTTGCAAGGCGCTTTTATTGAAGGTATGCAGCAGTTAGTTGATCTCCATCCCAATACTGGCGTGGGTGACACTGGAGAATATCTTTCTCCCACCATTGATAAACAAATTGGGCTAGGAGTGCTGGGCCTAGCTAATTTCCTTTCCATCCATGGCATTAGCTATGAAGATTTCGGAAAGGCGCTCGAAGCATATCTGGACAATGATCCTCATCCCTGGGCTCACCATTGGAAAGATATGCCTGCTGGCGAAGCAGTGTGGCAATTGGATCAAGGCATTCAGAAAGCAGCAGAAATTGCTCGTGAGCATGGCATGGAACGTGCTTTCTGCATCGCCCCCACTGCATCGTGCTCCTATCGCTACCTTGACACTCGTGGCTTTACCACTGCTCCTGAAATTGCTCCTCCCATTGGTCGTATTGTTGACCGGGATTCTGGTACTTTTGGCGTGGAGAGTTTTGACTATGGCGAAGTGGAAATTGCTGCTGAAGTGGGCTGGGGAAATTACAAGCGCGTTGCTGATGGCATTGTTTCTCTTTATCAACGCACTGGTCTTTTCCATGGCTATTCTTTTAATAGCTGGTCAGACTTGGTAATTTATGACGAAGCATTCCTGCGTGATTGGTTAGAATCTTCTCAGACGAGCCTCTATTACAGCCTGCAAGTCCTGCCTGATACTCAGCGCAAGGATGATGCATACGCTGCATTGGACGACGATTTTAAGAGCATGTTTGGCTTAGACGAAGAGTCTGAAGCTGACGGATCTTCTGCGTCTTGCAATTTAGAGGCAGGTTTCTGCGCTAGCTGCGCCGAATAGCTATAATTTACTCTCTACAACGGAGAGTAAATTTGACTTCAGAGGAGGTTGCTTGGTTCGCTGGTTTATTTGAAGGGGAAGGGTGGATTAGCGTCAGCTACCGCCCCAACCACTCAAGTGCAAAGCGAAAGCCGTATTACTTGATGATTCGCATGAGCATCAAAATGACTGACCTTGACACCTTGGAAAAGGTTCATAACATGCTCGGTGGCGGGCTTGTTTCAACAAAGGTCCTTGAGAACAGAAAACCATGCTGGACGTGGACTCTCGGAGACAAGATGAAGTGCTCAACACTTGGTCACTTGATCTTTCCTTACATGAGTCGGCGCAGGCAGTTAAAACTCTGTTCAATGTTTGATGCCATTAACGATCATCTTGACGAGTACGGATACAGGGCCACCGCCGAATAGAAAAAGGGGGCTTACGCCCCCTTCGCTTTCCTCACACACCATTGAATGATACTACGACCATGACCGTCAAGAGCCCCTATCTGTCCATGATTGCCAAGAAGCGTCCTTGGCAGGCTACTCCCGTGGATAATTCACCCGTCAAGGAGGGTGCGGAGGAGACGCTTTACAAGGCTCTGGCTCTTCGCCACATTGAACTTCCCGTGAAAGACTTGCTGGAGCAGGGGCTCGCCAAGGATCTTCCGTCAACTCCTGGCGTTATTGAAGCTTTGCGATCCAATCAGGCCGATGAGGAGCGCCACGACGAGGCTTTGAATTATGTCGCTGCTGCTTATGGCACTGACGAAAAAGCCGAGCGCGAAGTAAAGCAAATTCTAAAAGCTTGGATGGAGCATCCCGCTCATCCAATTCATAAGGTTTCAATCATTGAGCGTAGTATTTTCTTTGTTGCGCTTCCCTTCTTTCGCTTCAACGGAAACATTGGCATGCGCACTGTTTCCGCCGATATTAGTCGTGATGAGCAGGTTCACTGCGGGGTGCATGGATTGGTTGCCAAGGAACTAAACGAGAAAGATTCTCAGAGCCTCAACAAGCTTCGCGCAGCTACTGCTGCTTGGCTTTTTGAGAAGCTTGGCAGTCATGAGGACAAGTGGCTAGATAAAGATGCTTGGATGAAGCGTTCTGAGCGTCTTTTCTGGGAAGGTAAGACATCTGACATGCAAGAAAGCCGTGCGTCTAGGATGATCAGTTTCTTTGAAAGTTCAAACGTGAACCTACCTATGTATTCTTAGAGACCTTTCCATCTTTGCCGACTTATCCATGCTATGCGGTAAGCCTTCCTGCATATGGGCAGGCTTAATGGTCAAGGCGCCTTTCGAGGCGCCTTTTGCTATGCTTGTTGAGTTCCCGCTCTGCTTTGCATCGGGCCGATAGAGTCCAAGCCTCTGTTCGTCCTTGAGGCGCTTTACGCTTGGACCATCCACTCCCCTCCATGCTTAGCTCCTAGACGGAGACTATTTTGTTGGCGCCAACAATATGGTTTCTAGGGATGATGCACAAACAGGAGGGGCCCTGACGGTTAAGTGTTGTGGTACACGCCAAGCTCATAGCTTGGAATACCAGGTTCGATTCCTGGAGCTGTCCTATGATGAGCTTTCTTCTCCATTGAACCATGGCACGGTTTCGCATCGTTCAAAAGCCGTCAGGGCTAGACCCACGGAAGCCCATGTATGAAGTGCAGGAAAAAGAGTTTTGGTGGTGGACTTTTCGCAACGTGTTTCACGATTTAAATGAAGCCGAAGAATGGACAATCAAATTAATTGAAAGTCTTGAGCGGCCATTTGTGAAAACTTGCGTGGTAGGTGAATATAAATAATGAGTGCTTTCGTCACGAGCGACACTCACTTCGGTCACGCGAAGATGATTGATTTCTTGAGGCCCGATGGCAAACCATTGCGTCCATTTGCATCGTGCGAAGAAATGGACGAAACCATTATTGAGCGATGGAACGCAAAAGTAGGAAAGCGTGATACTGTTTACCATCTTGGCGATGTAGTCATTCCTCGCGCATCGTTAAAGCTTCTTGCTCGTCTCAATGGAAGAAAGATTCTCATTCGCGGCAATCATGACCAAGGCGCGTTGAAAGACTATTTGCCATATTTTGAAGACGTGCGGGGAGCGTTTTTCCATCCATGCGACAGTACATTTCCTAGCGGCTTAATTTTTACGCATATTCCTGTGCATCCATCGTGTCTGTCTGGTCATTACACGGGCAACGTGCATGGCCATTTGCATTGCCATCAAATCTTCACGGATGATGGGAAAGTGGATAAACGCTATTTCAACGCTTGCTTAGAAAGGAACGATTTTGCTCCAGTAGCATTTGAAGATATAAAAGACTTTTTCCGTCGTGAGCGAGCGTCGAACGTTCAACACGCCTCTGCGTGAACCGCTCAACCCAATTATTTATCAATCATTGAGAGCCATTGATTGGCACAATGCTCAATTTTTCCTAACCATGGACCATTGGCATCTTGAAAAAGCTGCCATCATTAGACAATACGTAACAGAACTAAAGGCTTGGATTTATGCGCAGGAAGAAGCTATGGAGAGTGTGGGCAAAGGCTCTAGGGAGCAAGGAGAGTAATTGCGACAAGGAAGCAGATATAGTGGCAATTGTCCGCACGTTTATTTTTGCTTCGTATTTGATTACAAATATTGCGATTGTTGCCAATGCCGTGCGCCACTGGAATGACAATGAATGCACAGTGCGGGCAATAAAGAAAGGGGCCTGACGGCCCCTTTTCTTGCATTAACGCCTTACTAATGTGAACAGCAAGCAAATGCCGTGATATGGTAAAAGGCGTGTCGGCTTTAGAATGCTACCACAACGGCAGCTCAAAACCAATGGGGCTTGGGCACATAAGCAACGCCACGATAGACAAGCGAAGCCATTTGAGCTTCACGCAGACGAGCAGCTTTTTCAAGCTGCTGCTTGATCAGAGCAAGAGGGTTCATGATGGTTCCCGATGATGCGCAGTCCCGTTCCGTACCGCGCTGTTCATGCGCCCCATCGCTGGGGTGAACGTTTCTTTAGCTTAGCATGATGCCCCCAGCAGGACTTGAACCTGCAAGCCTTTCGGCAGCGGAGCTTAAATCCGCTGTGTTTACCAGTTTCACCATGGAGGCATGAGGAGCGAAGGTGCTGAAGGCGGGGCTTCAATCCGCCGTTCTACAGCTTTTAACCATGGGTCGGCCCATAGCCTTCGATCCATTGTGGCAACGAACAGCATCCCCCGATACTGTTCTTTGAAACGCTGGCCAGCGTGCTTCGCGAAAGCTTTGAAATCATAACACGATGATGGTCAGGCGTCATATTCTCTTAAGCTTTCACTGCCGTCATGGTCTGGCATGTAGTCGTCGTCAGTGGCGTCCGCTTCCCAAGAGCGCTCCAACTGCTCTTCCTCCTTTAGGCGCTTGGCATGGGCCTTTAACTTGGGGAGCAATGTAGGAATGTATAGATGTTCTGCAGCAAGAAGCTGGAGCGAGGTTTGCCTACTAACAGGAGCATTTTCTAATAGCGCAACAAGAAATTTCGTTTCCTGTATGGTTAATTTGCAATAAGTCACTTCACGACGGAACTATTGTTTGAAAATCATACTAGGAAATTAAGCTTTCGATCCAGCCAATGTCATCATCTTTACTTGCGGCAAGAATGGCACCAGCCATTGCAAATGCCAAGTCGTCAATACCAGTGGCTTTACCGCCAGTTACGCTCCATTGTCCACTCGGTTTGTAAACCACAGTCAGATTCTTAAGCTGCATAATTGCTTTTTCGTGGCGATAGACATTAATTTGCCCTGCATTGAAAAGCTCCCGCATTTTACTGAAAGCCTTCATTTTTGAACTGACGGTCCAAGTTAGTTCCGTAATGGGCAGGTCACTGGCCAAGCTTTGGATGGTGCCAGCGCTATTGAACTGGTCCATCACAATGGTGTCAAAAACATATAGGCGATGTTGTTCCTTAATCCAATCCTCCACTGCATTGATATTAACTTCCATCCTTCCATTGATTTCAAAATCAGCTACGAACGAATGGAACTTATCCACGACGAGAGTGCCGTTTTCATAGTGAACAATGCAAGCAGTGTAGTCGTCACGGCCAACGCCACCACGGGCGGGGTCAAGGGCAAGGACGTAAGCTCCTTGGAATTCAGGACGTGGTGGCAATGCTGCGCGGCGATCATCAATGCAGGCATCAATCACATCACTATTCACCAGCGCGGAAAGATTACTGGCGAATTGGGCTCCATATTCAACTTTAAATTTCTCGGGGTCGCGTTGCCTCTCTGTGTCAAGAAACTCTTGCGAAATACTTGGATTCATCTCCCACGTTGGGAGATTAATCGCTTGCATAAAAGGAAAGCGTCCTGATGATGCTTCCTTGAAATGCTGATAGAAGATACCGTCAGTTAGCCATGGTGAGGACAGTTCAAGGATGCGTCCTTTCCCGCCGAACTGAGCAATGGCAGGAGAGAGTGCGTCATAGATGCCACGACCTCCACTGTTTGCGTCGCCTTCAGTGGCAAAAGCAAGTTCGTCAAACACTGCTCCGGCACAAGCAAGACCACGAGCAGCACGGCCTGATGTAGGGATGGCCTTAAACACGCAATTGTTGCTTAGTTCAATGATGTCGGCAGTTTCGCGGACAATTTCTTGAGCAAAAGGGCTTTCAATGATTAGTTGACGGATGTTATTGAGGGCGATGCGGGCCTGGTCTTGACTGTTTGCCACTGTCACCACATACCATCGCTCCCCCTTTCGTACCTTACGTCGATATTCTTCTTCAAGGACGAAGCACATATAAATACATGCCACTGCGGCCATTAATGTTTTGCCGCTTCTTCGTCCCAATGCCCACACTGCATGCGATTTTCCTGGCTGAAAAAAATCATCCAGAATACGAGCTTGAGCTGGATAAAGTTCTAAGCCAAGAGCGTGTTTTGCAAATTGACTACAGGTAAGATTCATTTGTATTTCAACAGAGACAAAGATGATAGTTCAGTTTTAGGAACGAAATAAGCAGGGCGTCCACCCGCTGGATCTTTCTTCCATTGCTCCTTCATCGCATCGGCAGCTTTTATCCAGCCATGGATGAGCGTAATGCGGTTTTCAATTGTGACAAGCACCAATATCTTATCTGGACTTTCGTCAAGTTGCACTATCAAATCGTAGTAATGCTTAGAGCGAGTTTTAATGTCAATGTTGGGAGGAAGATCAAAAGAGCCGCGCTTTGCTTCTGTTTCCTGATAAAGCTGGTTTTCCATTCCAAGCATGACTGCCACTGCCATTTCTCCTGCAGCTCCGAGCATGTGATAGCGAAGAGCTAGTTCCCCCTTTTCCGCTTTTTCCCCACCATTGTTTCGGCTTTTTCTGCATTGCTGCTCGTTAATAGCCTGCCTGCGAAAGGCTTCAGCGCGAGCACGCTGTCGTTGATCGGGAGTGAAAGCAAATGTGAGAGGCATTAACCAGTCCATGATGGCCAGCTTCTACGACCAATGTATCCAGGAATTAGACTGAAAGCAATACAACATAGCCATCAGCGTTCGTTATGGAAGGCGAAGCAATTGATTTAGGGCATGCCACTGCTGGTGGCATTCGCGCGGACGGCCTTCAAAACGTGCTGATTGGCATGGGCACTGGTCGGGACAAGGCGCAATACACTAAAACCACTGCCACTGTCTTCCTTGCCCAGGAAGAACTGGAAAATCTCTATGGCGAATGGCTTCCCCGCCGCATTGTTGATATCTACGCAGACCAGGCCACGAGAAAGGGCTTTAAAGTGTTGTTTGGTGGTGATGGTGTAAGAGCCGAGGAAGTACAAGGCATTGAGCAAACGATTGAAGACCTCTACATTCTCGAACACCTCAACCTCGCAGCCAAGAACTCCCGCCTTTACGGGGGTGCTTGTCTACTTCTTTTTATTGACGATGGGCGTCCCGCTTACATGCCTGTCGATAAACGCAACATACGTCGTATCGAAGAAATTGAATGCCTTGATCGCTGGCAAATTGCCCCAGTTATCAACGAAGAAAACTTATACGACTATTCAAAAGCCACTTATTATCAGATCATCTCTGGAGATTTAATTAACGAGCCGACGCTTTCTTATATTCACAAAGATAGGATTTTGCGGTTTGATGGTGACTGGCTGCCTTATCGCGTGAGGCAGCGTAACTATGGCTGGGGCATGAGCAGTTTGCAAACTGTTTATGACAGTTTCCGTCATTATTGGACTGGCCTCAATTCTGCTGCCACTCTCCTCACTGAGTTTGATATTTTTGTTCATAAAGTGAGGGGCTTGGCGGCGATGCTTGCCGCTGGCAAAGAAAGCTCCATTCGTGATCGTTTGCAAGTGAACGACATGAGCAAGAGCATTTATCGCGGCTATGCGATTGATGCCGAAAAAGAAGAGCTTGAATTTATTAGTCGTAATTTCGGGGGCATTGGAGAAATCCTTGAAAAGCTGCGCGTAGATATTATTGGCGCCAGCAAAATTCCTCACACTGTGTTATTTGGTGAAAGCCCGAGCGGACTTGGTTCTACGGGGCGTAGTGAAGAGCGTGATTTCGCCAAGATGCTTTCTGATTATCAAAGCGTCCATTTCAAGCGTCCGATGAAGAAACTGATGGAATACATCATGCTGAGCAAGGAGGGTCCAACAAAAGGAGAAATGCCCGATTCATGGCGCATCTCCTTTAATCCATTGTTTGAGCTTAATGAGCGCGAAATGGCTGACGTGCGGGCTCGTGTGGCGGCTGTAGACGGCCGTTACATCCAGTTGGGTGTACTGAGTCCCAAGGAAGTGGCAGATGCCCGTTACGGCGGTTCTGAGTGGAGCATGGAACTCATGCTCGATCCGTCCGTTGTTCGCGAGCTGCCCCAAACTGCAGGTTCCACTCAAGGTGGGGGTGGTTCCACTCAATCTGGGGGTGGAAAGCTAGCAGTGTCGCCAGGCGGTCGCGATCCAATGAACGAAGAGAATGGCACGCTTCCCATGGATGGAAGCCGGGAAGTGGAAGACAGCCGGGAAGACAGCCGGGAAGACAGCCGGGAAGACAGCGCTGGTTTATATCTTCCGCGTGACTTAGAGAAAGTTCGTGGCGACGTAACGTTCACTGACAAAGAGCTGCATTCTCGTGCCGTAAGCGCCGCTAAGGCTAAGTTCAAAGTATGGCCATCTGCTTATGCAAGTGGCTATGTTGTGCAACAGTACAAGCAAATGTACAAGAAAAAGCATGGTTCATTGAGCGGGGCTTTTAAAAGCGATGAAGGTGAGTTGCACGCCGATGATCTTGATAAATGGTTCAAGGAAAAATGGGTGAGGATTGGCGCTAACGGCGAAATTCTTGGGCCTTGCGGTGCTCGTGAAGAAAAAGAAGGCAAGCCCAAATGCCTTCCTCAGGCAAAAGCTCAAGCGATGAGCAAAGAAGAGCGTCAAACCATTGTGCGTCGTAAGCGTGCAGCAGACCCCGATCCCGAGCGGAAAGGACCAGCAAAAATGGTCAGCAGCAAAACAGACGCAATTGAGCCATTGAAAACCAGCGGGCTCATTCTTGCTGATATCGACGAGGCTTCTCTGATTGATGAAGAAGACATTTCCGCTGCATTGACTCAATGGAAAGAAGAAGCGCCCGAGCGTTTCAAGGATATTCTGGAGGCAGAGGATGTCCAGCCTCAATGATCTCTCTCATTTTTCTGAAGCCATTGTTCGTTTTGACGAATCATCCTGGCGTTATGACCCTATTAGTGGTCGGTATCGCGGCGCTAACGGACGTTTTCTCAGCGCTCGCGCAGTGGAAGCACTGGTGGATGGTCGAATTAATAAGCTTGGCGCTGAGCTACGGCGTTTTACACGTATGCTTAGCGCTGGTGATATTACGCTGGACCAATGGCAAGGAAGCGTGAGGGAAGCGCTTAAGCTTGTCCACGTACAGGCAGCAATCATCGGCAATGGTGGACGAGAAACCATGCGGGCAAACGATTGGGGACGCATCGGGCAGCGTCTCCGTGTGGAATATGCTTACTTACAGGGCTTTGCTCGCGATCTTTTGGATGGCCGCGTTTCTAGTGCCATGGCTCTTGCTCGTATCGGGCTGTATGCTCAGAGCGTGCGCGCAAATTACTGGGAAGGAGTTGCGATTCGGACCGAAAAGCAAGGATATAGCTTGATGCGCCGCATTCTTGACTCTCAAGCAAAACACTGTCAAAGCTGCCTTGATTACGCTGCTCGTGGTGTTGTGGCAATTGGTAGCGTCCCGCTCCCTGGTCAACGCTGCGAATGCAGAGCAAATTGCAGGTGTAGCGTTAAATACTTTCGCCAGCAAGCACCGTCTATAATTGTGTGAACCGGCGAGTGCCACCTCCCGGTTCTCGACCAACTCACTGGAGATGAGCTGATGACTAAGTATAGGCAATTGCCGTCAATGGAGCGATTGGCGGAAGTGTTCAGAGTCGATGAAGACGGTCGTCTTTACTGGAAAGCCAAGCCGAATCCAAGTGTTAACGTTTCACGGATTAGCATCGGCCAGCAAATTACAACAACAAATAGCCAAGGATATTTAACTGTTGGCCTTGATGGTGGCACATATCGCGTGCATCGCATTGTTTGGGCATTGATTCACAACGAAGATCCGGGGCAGTTTCAAGTAGACCACATTAATGGAGACAGAACTGACAATCGTCCTTCAAACTTGCGTTTATGTGACAACGGCCAAAATCAGCTTAATTCAAAAATGCGTATAACCAATACCAGCGGGATCCGAGGAGTCCATCTAGTCATGTCTCCAAAAGACAGGCCATGGGCTGCATCCTACAGAAGTAAACATTTAGGCTATTTTGCGACAAAAGAAGATGCCGCAAAGGCAGTCATGGATGCCGTGGGACTATGCGACAACAAGGATTTTTATCAGACACAAGCGTTAGAAATGGTTGATTGAAATGGACGTTTTAGTGGGAAGCACTGGCCTTATTGGACAAGTGTTGCGCGAGGCGCATGGATTTGGCGCCTGCTTCCATTCCAAAAACATTCACGAGGCTCCACTGCTTAAGGAGCCCATTGAAAGGCTGTACTTGGCTTGCATGCCAGCGGAGAAATGGAAAGCAAACGCAGCGCCGCTGGATGATTTCAACAATATGAACAGCATCATTCAAAACATCCGACATCTCCCAAGCCCAGCGGAAGTCATTGTTTATTCAACGATTGACGTGCATGGACAAACTGCCTATTATTCAGGCCGCACGCCTGAGATTTTTGCTATTGATTACGGCACTAATCGCTATATCTTTGAAATGCTTATAAAGGCGACATTCCATGATTCAGTGGTGACAATCATCCGCCTTCCTGCATTGTTTCATCGCCTTATTAAAAAGAATATTCTGTTTGACCTATTAACGAACAACAACGTGGAGAAGATTAATATCAATTCTGCTTATCAATGGTATTGCTTGGATGATTTATGGAAGGACACAAAAAAGGCAATCAGTGGTACTACTAATCAATTTTTCCCTGCTCCCATTGAAACCGCTGAAATTATTCGGCGCTTCTTCCCCGAAGCAAATGTAAGCACTGGTCCTCGTATTGAATACAACATCGGACCACATACGACAACAAGGCATGAGACGATGAAGAAGCTGGAGGCTTTTATCAATGCTTGGAATTAGTGCTATCGGCTGGAAGGATGAGGAAGAGGAGCAAATCTTAAGCGCAAATGCTGGGGCGTTTAACGTGCTAGAAATTATTCCTGCACGCATCTTCGCTCAAAACAAAGACTACGCCGATATCGCGAAAGAATATCGCGAAAGCTATGGGATATGGGCCTATTCGGCGCAGGCTTTATTCTTTCAAAGTAACGTGCAAAGCTTTGAAGACACTGCGGCAGTGTCTGAGCATTTATTGAAAGTGATCAGCCTTGGCTCCCTCATGGGAATCAAGCGTTTCGTGCTGGGAAGCCCCAGCTTGAGAAAGGGAAGTCCTTCCTGCTTGATGAACGTCTTGAAGCGTATGGATGCAGTATTGGACGCGAATGGAGCCATTCTTTGCATCGAGCCTGTAGCAAAATGCTACGGAGGGTCCTATTTCTTTACAGTTAACGAGATTGTCAATCACATTGATTTCTTTAATCTCAAGAATGTTAAGACAATGCTTGATACTAATAATGCTTGGCTTCAAGGCGATAGTCCTAAAAAGCTACTGAATCATTATTGGCCGTACATTGCTCATGTGCATATTAGCGACACAGACAATGGACCACTGCTAAATAAATACGAACACAAACAAATTAAGAGAATGCTTGATGGCATTAACTATGAGGGCGCGATTGTGCGCGAGCTATTCCAGGCTAAAAAGAATATGCGTGACTATCCGCTATTCCGCAGTATCTACGCTTGAGACATGGCTTCTTTTGCCATCTCTTCGATGGCATAGATGCCTTGAATTTTGCCAGTGTAAAAAGACAGCAGATTATCCTGTTGCCTAAAAATGGGAGTGCGTTGAGCGCTAGCATTCTTGCATTTTGCTTTAATTGATACCACGGGAAATGCATATTTAAAATAGTCGTAAAAATCGGGCCAATAGCGCATCACGTGACCTTCAATTAAGTGGCGTCCATAATTCATTTGACCATAGTTTTTATCAAAGCAATTCATTTCTTTTTGCTCAATAATGCCAAGCTTCACGTGGCTTAACGAGAACATTGAAGATCCGTACGGATAGATAGAAAACAGTTCCCCATCAATAAAAGTTAGAGCGCCAAATGGGGGCGTTTTGATGGGACGATAAACAAACATTGCCACTGCTTCAAAATAGTCTCCATTAAGAATTGGTAACAAGGAATTGTTTGTGCAATCAATGACGAAATCATAATCTCGCTTCAACAAGGTAAGCGATTTTTCATTGATTTTTTCCTTCCTCACGATGGGAGCCAGTAGTTCGCCAAAATACTTACCAGTGGCAGTTGGAGAAATATATTTTTCAATGGTATGCAGAAGCAGCGAAGAATAATTAAGAAAACTTGCATCGGCCTCCGCGTGTGGCCAATCTTTAAAAATAAGGCGAATCGTTTCTGCGTCCAACAAGCTTTCGTCTTCTGACACCGCATAGAAATTATTCTGCACGTTTTCCGTTAGATGGCCATAGTCCATCATGAACTGTTCAAACGTATTCCTGCACAACATGCGCGTGGCATGGTTCCTGGCATAGTGATAGCCATAGTGCAATCGGTTCTGATTGATTAATGATGCTTCGGAGATGAGCATTTCATTGCGCTCAAACAAAGTCACATCGGCTTCGTTCATCAAGCGTGAAGCTAAATGGCACCCCGTCCAGCCACCACCAACAATTGCAATCTTGAGCGCCATTAAATATCAATGCAAAGTGTTGGCTGAACTCCCTGCCAATTTGACTTGGCCTTAAACAGGTCCAACTGTGGGAAGTATTCTACGCGGCGAGGCGTGCCGGTTCCATACACATCAGCATGCCCTTGATAGTTCCATTCATCAGCGCCATGCTTATCGGGGTGGTAAAGGCCAGTTGGCGAGTCCTGCAGCTTCCAGAGCATGTAGTCCTCGTTAGGCACTCCCCATTGCTTCCATGCTTGCAATGCCTGTGGCGAGCTGTCCATGTTTTTAATCGCCGTGAGGCGGTCTTTGTGGCGCATGAGATAGTCCATGCTGTAAAGGCCGATGCTCATTGATGGCGTGTGCTTCATTGCCACCTTTTCAAAAGCTTCTGGCGGCTCGTAGACGAGGCTTTTAAATGCTGGTCCCGCAATGCATGTGTCATGAAGCAGGAACCAAAACGGGCTTGTGAGATTGTGTTCGACAATTTCAATGAGGGGCGTATATTCAAATGAATTCTGAGGGGTGCAAATCATTGGCACATCTCCATAGTGATCAATGCGCCAATTTTCTTGTCCACCATTGACAATCAAAATTTCGTTGGTGCCAATCCCAGCGCGAGTTAGGGAAGGGATGATTGTTTTAAGCGTATGGGCGGCGAACTTGTTACAGGTGCTAATGCAAAAACGCACAGAAGATGGTGGCAGCATGATTTTCCCCGTGTGCCGTCAGTATAGAAGCTGTTTATGATGACGAAGATTTATAGGCAGTTATGGCACGTATTCTTTACTGCGGCGACGCGGCGGTGCAAACGGGGTTTGGGAGGGTAGCCGAATACTTGATTCCGGCATTGTCGAGAGAGCACGAAGTTCATGTGATGGCAACAAACTGGCACGGAGACTCTTGTGATATGCAGCAGTATTGCAAGATGTATCCAGCCATGGCGCATGGCCAGGATCCGTTTGGTTCTCATCGTATTTCGTCCGTTATTCAAGCCGTCAAGCCTGATCTGGTGTGGGTGACAAACGATATTTGGATTGCTATCAATTTATGGCAGCAGGCGAAGCCGCTCAAGGAGAAGATGGGCTTCAAATGGTTTGTCTACACTCCCATTGATTCTTACGGTCTATTTCCTGAGCTGAAAGCTCAAATGGAAGATTGGGACGGTCTTGCCACTTATACGCAATTCGCCGAAAAAGAACTGCGCTTGATGGGCTACGACAAGCCTATTGATATTATTGGCCATGGCACTGACTTCGAGAAATTCTTTCCGCTCGACAAACAACAATGCAGGAAAGAGCTTGGCGTGCCAGAAGACGTATTTATTGTCTTTAATGGCAATAGGAATCAGCCACGAAAGCGTATTGACCTCACGCTCAAAGCATTTATCAAATTTGCCAAAGACAAAGACGATGCGCGTCTGTGGCTAAATATGGGCAGCAAAGACCTGGGATGGGAAGTCATTCCCTTGTTTAAGCGCATTGCTCGCGACGAAGGTTTCGATGCAACAAGCAAGCTTATCTTGACAAGCCCCCATTTCTCCGTAGACAATTGCCTCACTATTGAACAGCTCAACAAGGTGTATAACGCTGCTGACATTGGCATCAACACTTGCATTGGTGAAGGGTGGGGCCTAGTCAATAGCGAGCATGGTTCCGTTGGTGTGGCGCAAGTTGTGCCTGACCATACGAGCTTGGCTGAGATCTTCGATGAGGTGCCTCGTATTCAATGCAATGCTTCCGAGACTGACCGCAATTATGGTCTTGAGCGTCTGCTTCCTGATCCCGAGAGTGCTGCAGAAATCTTGTCGTATTACTACGAAAACCGCAATGCCCTAAAGAAAGATGGGCAATGGTGTTACAAGCGTCTGCGCGAAGAACCGTTCACTTGGTCTTATATTCAGCAGCAGCTTCTTGACGTGGTGGAACGCACTCTTAATGTAAAACCGCCCGCTCCTGAATTTAAAGGTTTTGGCACTCCCGCAAAAATTGTTTGATCATGCACGTCTCTCAAATCTTTCTGTCCAGTGATCCATCGGAAGAGCTTAGTCCTTTTCTGAAACATGCCACTGGCACCATTGATGCCTGCTTTCCAGATGCAAAGCATAAGATTTATAGCAACGAGGAACTACGTTCTTTCATCGCTGATAACTATGGAGAAGAAGTGGTCTGGGCATATGACACGCTTAAGCCTTTTTCTTACAAAGCGGATCTCGGTCGATTCTGTTTGCTGAACAAGCTTGGTGGCTGGTACTTTGATATTGGCGTGAGGGCTTTTAATGCCGTGGATCTTGGACCACGAATTAAATTCTTGGCATTTCGTGATATTCAGCGCTTCAGTTATACAAGCTGGGCATGTGCTACGACAGTGCTTTATTCCCAGCCAGATAACTCTGCATTGCAAACCGCAATTGAAATGATCGTAGCAAATTGCATTGAACAATACTATGGCATCACTCCATTGTGCCCCACTGGTCCCACGCTGCTTGGGAAAGCTTTGGCAGCAAATGGCAGTCAAGCCGATTTTATCTATGGCGACTACCTTGAGCTAACGCCTACACACGGCCAAAAGAATAGGGCCTTTGTGCTCCCCGATGGCACGATCATGGCGTGGAGTAAGCCTGCTGGCGGTGGCGACTTGACTGGGCTTGGCGCCAAGGGCGTCAACAATTACAATGAGCTGTGGCAAGCCCGTAAGGTGTATGGAGATGGCTGACAGCACCATTTATGCGGTGTGCATCCCAGGAGAGAAGGTGCGGTACACGGCCAGGTCTCGCATTGTTCCCATCATGGGAGGAAGCTATGCGCTGAGCAAGGAAGAGCGCGAAAGTCTTCGCGCCGAAGGCTACGTTTTTGATGATGAAAATGCTGCGCTTTCTCCGTTCAACAATCGCTGGGGAGAGCTTTCTTGCGTTCATTGGATGATTAACAATGCAAAAGAGCCCAATCTTGGTAATGCGCAGTATCGACGCAATTGGCTAGAGCCGGAAGCTGAATGGTACTGCCCAGAAACTTTGTACGTACCAGAACCTGCTCAGTTTTCTTGCACGCTTGAGCAACAGTTCTATGGTGGTCATTCTGCTTTCAATGCGCCAGCAATCACTCGCAAATTAGCAGACGAGGGTAAATGGATTTTTACGCGCGAGGAGATTGATAAGATCTGGGCGCAATCTTCCTTTATTGGCTGCAATATGGCACGCGGGCCAAGGCACTCTTATTTGCGCTTGATGACAACATTGTTTGCTGGGCTTGTCCCAATTTGGCGTGAAAACAAAGAGCATTTTCTTTCCATTGAAGGCTACGACAAGCGTGCAATTGCTTTCATTGCTGAACGCTTAATTACTGGCATGGTCTTATGTAGGGATAGAATCTTGCCGGGCGTAAAAATTGCTACGGCTCCGATAGGATTTATTAATTAATTGCGCTCAAGTTTAATCATGACCACGAAAGAAAAGCAGGCAAAAGTTGCGAAAGTGATGCGTGAATTTAAAGCTGGCACCTTGAAGGGCAGCGATAAAAAGCCTGTGACAAATCGCAAGCAAGCAATTGCCATTGCTCTTTCGGAAGCTGGCATGAGCCGTCAAGGGAAGAGTGATGCCTACTGGGATAATTATTTCATGACTCTCATTGGAGAAGAGGAGGAGGAAGAAGAGGAAGAAGAAGAGGGTATGGAAGAGATGGAGGACGGCTCCTGTGGAAAAAAGCGCTAAGGGGTGATGCCGAAAGCTTTGCCCCTCCTGCCGCCGTACGATCTGCTGCCCGTCGTGGCTTGGAACTACGCAAGAAACATGGGAAAGGAGGCTTGACGACGCAGGAAGCGGGCAAGCAGGGCATCGGAAGCGGCGTTGCTCGTGCAGGCGACTTAGCCGGTGGCAGTAAGATTAGTTTTGCCACAATCAAACGCATGTCTGCATTTTTCTCTCGCCATGAAAAGAATAAAAGTGGCGGCGAAGATGATGCCGGTTACATTGCTTGGCTTCTGTGGGGCGGCGATGCTGGTAGGGCATGGGCGAATCGCATTATTAAGATGGTGGAAAGTCGCAAGAAAGACTCATGAGCGAATACGTACGTGTCATCGAGGAAGAGGATGAAGGTATTGGCGTAATGAAGGCTCTGGCTATTTTGTCGGCGCACGAACATCGCAATACTTCCCTCTGGCGACTTGTTGAGCAGCAGCATTTCAAGAATGGCCGCTTAGAGGAAACGCATATTTTCGTGGAGAATCACTACGAAAAGCCAGATGAGCATTTTACGCCCATCAAAATGCTTGTCTTTGAGGCTGAAGCCATTGCGAAATCCTACGTGATGAGCGGCATCGAAGACCAGCTTCTCGACTTGCAGGACGATGATGATGACGAGGATTGATTATTTGTTTTCCTGATAAATGCCTGTTATCAAGAATTCAACTAATCTTTGCAATAAACGATGGGTAGCCCATTAACCACAGCACGCTAATTCCATAGAGACCACTAAGCGTGCGAATTTGCACGCAATCTGGCGGGGCAGTTCCTTTTTCAATGCGGCAATAGGAACTTTGGCTAATGTGCAGCTCTTTTGCCACGTCATGTTGAGTGAGCCCGGCATTAAGCCGGGCTTCTTTAATGCGACTTGCAATAAGAATACGTGCTTCCTGGTGGGGAAGTTTAAGAGCGTCTGTCGTGCTACGTGCCAAGAACATCACAAGAATTTATTCCGTTTTGCATAAGCTCATAAAGTATAACATTTGCTTCTTGATAAAGTATGAATATGAGCACCATTTCCTGCCGATACGATTTCTCTCCTATTGAGAAATACGAACTCACGCCGGAAGGTTATCTTCGGGCATGGGCTTCTATCGCACGCACTGGCATCCAACACTACACAGATAGTGATGGTTCCATTCGTCGCGAATATCGTCCTGAAACAGAAGTGGCGTCTCCCGATAGTCTTGCTTCGTTTGCGGGCAAGGCCATCACTTCAGAACATCCGCCTGTGCTTCTCGATTCCGAGAATACTAAAGACTATCAAGTGGGCTTTAGTGGCACTGAAGTGGTGTACGACAATGGTTTCGTCAAAGCAGTGATGACCATCACTGACGAAGACACCATCAAGCGCATCATGAAAGGCGATGCTCGTGAGGTAAGCGCGGGCTATAGGGTGAATTATGATCCTACGCCTGGCGTTACAGAAAACGGCGAACATTACGATGGCGTCCAAAAGGAAATCATCGGCAATCACATCGCTGTTGTCCGCCGGGGCCGCGCCGGCCCGCAAGTGAAGCTCCATCTTGATAGGCAAGATGCTGCCGATCCATCTTTATTTAAAACAACTGAGGAACGTCTTATGACTGCCAAAGTCGTATTCGACGGCGCCGAGTTCGAGGTGAGTGAGGGCGTTGCTCTTGCTATCACCAAAGAACGGGAAGATGGCCGTATGTCCTACGAGGACATGAAGAAAAAGTACGACGAACTGCAAGCCTCCGCTGCTTCCATGAAAGAAGAAATGGATGCAATGGAAAAAGAAATGAAGGGCAAGTGCGATTCCGCTGAGGGTCGCGCTGATGCTCTGGCTGAGCAGATCGAAGAACTGAAGACCGAACTGGCTGCTGCTCAAGAAATCAACCTTGATTCCATGGTTGAAGAGCGTGTGGCTCTCATCGAGAAGGCCAAGCCTGTTCTCGATAGTGCCTATGCATTCGCTGGCAAAACTGCTCGCGAAGTGATGGTTGATTCCATCAAGGCAGTGCGTGGTGATGAGCTTGATCTTTCTGAGAAGAGCGATGACTACGTGCAGGCAATGTTCGACACTCTCTCTGAGGGTCGTTCTGACTCTGCCACCACTGATGAGCTGCGTAAAGCCGTAGCTTCCATTGCTTCTCCTGTTTCTGCGCCCTCTGCCTACATGGACATGCTGCAGAATGCTTGGAAGAAGCCCCTTTCCATCTCCAAGGAGGCTAAGTAATTATGGCCGTAACTTTCTCTGCTTCGGGCACCGCCTCCGCTGGTGGCGTGCAACAGAGCTACGCTCTTGAGCACAATGCACTGCTGGAAGGTCAACTGTCTGACATCCGCGACAACACCATTGGCACCTATGTCAATGAAACCGGCGCTGTGCTGCCTTTCGGCAATGTGGTTGTATACAACACCGCTGGCACCGCCGCTAATTCTGCTGCTACCATTTCTGGCGCTTCTGACACTGTTCAAGGCGTGAACGTTCTCACCTACGTTGACGAAACTGCCCTTGATTCCAACAGCCGTCCTGGCGTGAAGAATCAGCAAGTGCTGAACGTTGCCAATGAGGGTGCAGTCGCCGTTTATGTGACTGGCGCCGTTTCGCCCACTTCGCCTGTTCGTGTGCTGTATTCCGCTAGCGGCACTGGCAAGGCTGGTCAATTCTCTCATGCTTTTGCCTCTGGCAAAACCGTTCGCCTTGCAGGCGCTCGTTTCCTGACTTCGACTACTGGCAGCGGTCTTGCAATTCTGGAGCTGAATGGCCCCAGCTTTACTCTTTCCGCTGATTCTTGATAGGAGGCCCTAACAATGTCTGAATTCCGTATGGATGACGCGGGTCTGTTCCTTGAGCGTCAGCTTGAGTACATCCGCCCCCAAGTGTTTGAAGTGCAGTATGCGGATATTAAATATCCGACCATTCTGCCTGTTACTAGCGAAGCTGGTCCCGGTGCCCAGACCTTCACCTATCGCATCATGGACTCCACTGGTGAGTTCAAGCTGATTGCTGATGCTGCTGATGATCTGCCTCGTGCCGACATCAGCCAAGTCGAGAAGAGCATCAACATCCGCTCTTTCGGTGGTTCTTTCGGTTATACCGTACAAGAACTGCGTGCTGCTCAAATGGCCAACATCGCTCTGGAGCAGCGTCGTGCTGCTGCTGTGCGCCGTGCCTATGAGGAGAAAGTGGAAGAAGTGGCTCTGTTCGGTGAGAGCACCGTGGGCCTGTCTGGTTTCTTCAACAACTCCACCGTGGATGTTGTTGCTGCTGATAAGTGGTTCACCGGTAGCGGCACCACTGCTCAGGAAATGCTTGAGCTGCTGAACTATGGCGTGACTGCCATTATCAATGGTTCCAAGATGAAGGAGCAGCCCGACACCATCCTCATGTCCTATGAGGACTATAACAAGGTGAGCACCACTCGCAACTCCGACTCTTCGGACGTGACCGTGCTGGAATACTTCCTGCGCACCAACCCCTACATCCGTAACGTTGAGCCTATCAACCAACTGGATGCCGATAACAGCGTGCTGAATACCAACCGCATGGTTGTGTACAAGCGTGATCCCGAGAAAGTGCAACTGCACATTCCTCAGCCGCTGGAACTCTTCCCGCCCCAACAGCGCGGCCTTGAGTTCATTGTTCCCGCTCATGCTCGTGTGGGTGGCGTGGCTCTGTACTATCCCAAGAGCGTTATCTACGTTCAAGCTTCTGCCTGAGGATAGTTAATCAAGAGAAGGGCGTTAAGCTATGGACAATTGTTTCTTTTGAACAATGCTCATTGCTTATCGCCCCGAACTTGAGAACCCGCCCCGTGAAGGCGGGTTTGGCATTATTACGCAAACAGGCTTGATTCAGCTCACGCCTGGTCTTAATCAAGATATTCCAGAGCATCAATGGAAAGTGGCCCGCGAAAATAAGGCAGTCAAACGTCTTATGAACATTGGGGCCATCGAAGAAGTGCGTGAACAGATCATGGTGGAAGACATTCCTCAAGATGTGCAAACGCTTTCTCAAATGCCATTGGTTGAAGCTATCCGCATGATTGAACTCATTCATGACCCGGATCAGTTGAATGGCTGGAAGAAAATTGAAGGCCGTGTGCGCGTACGTAATGCCATTAATAAGCGCATTGAAAACATTCGCATTGGGAAGGCCTGATTATGGCCGTCACTTATGCGAGTTTTCTTGAGCGCTTCCCTGAATTCACTCCTCATCCATCGGGCATTGTAAACGGCGCCATTTCTGAAGCCACTTACGATGCCTCTGCAGATGTATTTGGAGAGCAAACTGATAGGGCGGTTAAGTTTCTTGCTGCTCATATCATTGCCATTCAACTTGCGCAGATGGGCATTCAAATTGGTGCCACTGATGGCAAGGTTTATGGTGAGGGGCTAGATGCCACTCAATATGGTCAAGAGTTCAAGCGTATGCTGAATCTTCTTCCTTCCTCTTCTGTTGGTTTCGTTGTATGAGCAATTTCCTGGAGCCACTTGCCAATTCCACGCTGGTATGGTCAGTGGCTTCGGGCTATGCACTTGATAGCGAAACTGGCAATTACGTGGCCGTTGCAACTGGCGTTACTTACTACGCAACGTTGAGACAAAAGCGTAATCCTCAGTATGATTACTTGCTTGGCGCAGATCAGACGGCCGTTTACATGGAAGGTCGTCTCACTTCTCCACTTACGCTTTCTGGCGTAACGCCTGGTGATTCTGCGCGAGCAACAATCAATGGAAGAGAAGGGCGTTTTGAACTGTTGCCAAACGAAGAAATTGCTATTCATTATTGGCAATTCTTGGGCACGCCAATTAGAGGAATTTTTAGACTAATTGGCAAAGGAAGCGTTGACAATGCTTGATTAAATCAAGCCTTCGCCGCTTAATCATTCTTTTCTTCCATTGCTGAGGTTTTTCTCATGCTCTACCATCCCACTGAACTGGTGAAGAGCCAAGACGTGATTGTGCGCGTTGGCTCGATCAACGGCACTGCACGCCCTGTTATCACCCAGAGCGGCGCTACCTTCACTGTGAGCGGCGCCCCTACTCTCTACACCCTCCAAGCCGCTACGACGGCTTCTGTTGCCTTTAACGATGGCAACCAAGAATTCTATCTGCTTGGTGGCGGCGGTTTCGCTGATAGCGTTATCGTTACCAGTCAAGCCACTGCTTCTGTCACTTCCTACTTCCAGAAGGACGTTGATGGCACCACTTTCCTGCCCAATAGCTTTGACGAAGCGTTCCAAGTGATCAGCTCGGCTCGTTACGACAAGAACGCTGAAGTGTACGTGGAAATCAACAAGCAGCTTGGTGCTTCTGGTGCCACTTACTACTATGATCGCGTGGCCTACGTGGGTCGCGTGATGAACTATAACGAGAGCTATCCTGCCGATAACCTCGTAGAATGCACCTTTGATCTGATTAGTCGTGGTCGCATTGGCATTCACCAGAATGCTGAGAACACTGGCTCGCTCATCCCTTCGGCTCCCAATAGCTGATTCATCTTTCCATTGTTCTTTGCTAGCCTCTCCTTACGGAGAGGCTTTTTATTGTGAACATTACACAGCTTCGGGAAGTTGTCACTGAACTACTATCTGCATCACCCAATTTAATTGGCACCTATACGTTGCCAAACAATTCAACTATTCCTGCTGTGTATGTAGTTGGAAGGCAAAGCGTTCCCAATGAGTGGAAAGTGAAGGGGCTAGAAGTGACAATGCGAGAGTTTCCTCAATTGAATCCCCGCTCTCCATTGGGAGGCGCTGTGAAGGTAAACCAGATATGGGAAGTAGTGCTCACGCAGTTCACGCCTAATAGCGGCACGCTTGCCACTGCCATGGACAGGATGGTTAGACGTTTTCCCGATGCCACGCCACGATATTTTCCCGGAGACGATATTGCCTATGAGCGCTGTCGCTTCATGGTGCCCGATATGATTCTGCGCAATCTGATAGCACCATGAGCGGAATTATTGTCGGCGGCTCGTTCAGCAATCCAAATAACTTAGCGGCAAAACTCGCGAAGGCTTTTGAGGAGTGGACAAGAGAGGACATTCAAAAAGAGTATTGGAATGAACAATTTAGAGATATGGACAGATGGCAGTATGGAGGAGAGACGCGCAGAAAAAATGGCGATTTAATTAGCGAAGGTCGTCGCGATATTTATGATCTTGGTGCTCTCTATGAAAGCGGACTAGAAAATTTCAATGTAACCCTAGGCAGTTCTGCGATTGTTGCATCATGGACATGGGATGCGATCAACCCCAAGAATGGCTATCACTATGCAGTTGATGTGCATGAAGGACTGGGAACAAGCGCTGGTTATCCTCGACAATGGACAGACGAGCTTGCTTCGCCTGCATTGTTTGAAGGAAGCGACGTGCAGTTAGCATTGAAGCGCCGAATTAAATTTGCGTTTAGTGCATGAATATTGACTATCTGTGGAGCGAAGACCGCTCTGTTCATGCCATTAATAATCAGCTTGACGGAGCGTCCATGGAGGTGGGCATCCTCTGTCTTATTTCTTGTCGAGACGAGACCATTAGAATAAGCAACGAAAATCATTCATTGCTTGTTGAAGTGCCTAAAGAATTTCGCTCTAGCAGTGAAAGGGTGAAGGTGTTCAACGCATTGTTAAACGTTCTTGATCATGAGCAAATACAGCTTCCTTCTGCAGACTAAAGCCGAAGATTATTTTGAGCTTCTTCCTGAAATTCGCATGAAGAAATATGGTGGCTGGCTTGTCGCTGAAGCAATTGAACAGGAAGAAATTAGTAAGTTGCAAAGCCAAGCTACTATTAGGGCTGTGCAACTGGCTAAGCGCATTGCCACTGCAAAGGACATTCCGCTGGACGAAGCTTTTAGTTTGCTTCAGGGAGGCGGTGGTTCCATTACTGAAGCTGAACTTCTCTCGGAATATACCGAGGAAACACTGAGCATGATCACCAGTGGCTCTTCAGTGGAGAGCACCAACGCCCGCATGGTTACTGCCTTTATTCGCTCTCGCGGTCAAGGTTTGATTGATGGCGAATGGCAAGATCTTGCGGACTGGGAATTGGATGATACTAAAAACCTTCCCCGTAAAGCCATTGCAAAAGTGGTTGAGTTTATTGCTGAAGAGCAAAATGCTGAGACGCAGGAGGCAATGGCAGCAAAAAAAGCGACGAAGAGGAATGGTCCTCAGTAGCAGAAATGCTGGAAGCGCGAGCGCGTAACCAGCTTAAAAATTTGACGGATTGGAACGAAATCTATTTTCGGCTTTCGGCATCAGATTTTAATGACAGGCGATGGCATGCAGATCAATTTGGTTTGCAGCCATTGTCTGATATTAAGCGTGCGTTGAAATACCTTGATAAACATGACGTAGCAAAATATAATGTCCAGAGCGTTGCCATCGCCAAGCTTGGCACGATGGCGGCTGGCATGATGGCGGGACGCAAGTCCAAGGTAAAGCCAGAAGATTTCTTGCCATTTGATACCAAAGCAATTAAGAAAGATACAGGCGTTACGGATGCTAGTTTGATCGTCTTCCAGCGCTTAATGAAGACAAGGAAGATGGACGGAAGAGTTATTGCTTTACTGGCGGATGATTTGAAAGCTTTTGCTGGGCGTAATCAGGATCAATGATTATAGAATGAAGACAATAACGAGCAGTTGAAGATGGCAGGTCAAAATGCTGACATGACCCTTAAGGTGGGTCTTGACCTTAATTTCTTCAGGCAGGAATTACAGAAAGCATCGTCTTCTCTTGCAGGGCAGCCGATTGATATTAATGTTCGTTTTAAGAGGAATCAGATTACTAACGAATTGCGACTGCTCAGCAATTCGCTTAGCAGGAAAACATACGATGTTGAAGTAAAAAGCACAAGCCTCGAAGCCCTGCTAAAACAAGTAAATACTTTCAAGCAAACGCTCAAAAATCTCAAGGATGAAAAGATTGAGCTGAGCATTAATGCTTCGGCCAACATTGAAAAATTTAGCAAAGAAAAAATCCGCAAGATACGGGCGCAAATTCGCAGCGATATTGTGTCTGGGGGAGCTGGAGAAATTCAGCTTCCGACAAAACTTGCTGCGCCAAGCACACCTGCATTTATTAAGGATGTAGCCAAAAAAGTAAAAGAGCAAATTAGCGCATCATCTGCAGAAGGCGGTATTCCCATCGCGACAAAGCTTGCATTACCCGGCATTACGGACACGCTAAAAGCTCTGCAAAAAAATCTAAACCAAAAAGATCCACTGCGAGTAAAAGTTAGTACAACGCCGTCAATCAAAAAGGCGGATGTAACCGCATTTAAAACTGCCGTCAGTGAAAAATTCAAGAACATCACCGTAAAGGTTAGGGCTGAGCTTGACACCGCCACTACTGTCGCGCAAGTCGCTACTGCCGGACCTTCTCGTACTTTCTTGCAAGAGCTGAAAGACTTAGACAAGAGCGCTCTTCAAAATATTTATAAAGCCGCTGGCGAAGATGCGCTACTGGCGTTTGATGAAGGAATTATCAATAACAAAGCAAAAATGGCGCAAGCCTTAAGCAAGGCGGGGGAAGACGCAAGCGCCGGGTTTATTGCCGCACTTGAAAATAAAAAGAGCGCTTTGTTTAAGGCTGCAGGCGAATACGGCGGCGCCTTGCTCAGCGGTTTGAAAAAAACTCTCAAAATACAATCTCCTTCGAGGGAGATGTTTGATATTGGCGATGATGCGGGCAAAGGTTTTGAACTCGGCCTGCTGAAAGCAATGGAGTTAGCGGAGAAGTCCGCTACCAATCAAATGCGGCGGATGTTAGACCGTCTCGCTCGAATGGCGCTCATGATGGGAGGCATGAGTGCGGCGGCAATTAACAAACAAGTTGCGCAATCAAGGGCCCTGCCCAGTGTTAATTTTCCAGCGACTGTACCACCTAGTCAGAGCATTCCTATTGGGCCATCTTCTACTGGCAGGACTCTTCCTGCTAGTCGTGCTGCCGCTGGATTGATTGGAGCTGTACAGGCTCCTGTAGGCTTACTACCAAGCGCAACAAGACAGAGTGGACTTACTACTGGCCTTGAAGCCTTAATTCAATCACTCGTTTCCCAAAGTCGCGGGAGGGGGCCGGAAGGTCCTAGTTCCATTGTTTCCATGGAGACAGGATTTATTCCTGCGATGCGCGAACGCTTTGCGAAAGCTGCGGAACGCTATTTGTTTGGCGTTGAAACGCAAGTAATGGATTTGTTCGACGCTGCGTTGAGACAAGTGGAATCTGCAGTTGATTTGCATATCGCAAAGATTCAAGGGCAGATTTCGCAAAGAATGAGAAACGCTTTTTCCGTAGTGGATCTTGGCGTGCAGGAACGACCAATGCTTCCTGGTGCCGCTACAGGACAAGAGCCTCTAATGCTGCCTTCTGCAGGCGGAACAACACCGCAAGGACAGATGCGTTTCAACGCAGTTCGCACTGGCGAAGTTATTCCTTCTACACCATTGATGCTTCCGCCCGCTGGCGGCACCACGCCTCGCAGGGAAATGCGTTTCAATGCAGTGACATCTACTGGTGGACGAGGCGGCGGTTATGTCCCTCCCGGCGGTTTCCCGGAAGAGGGCATGCTTGGCATGCTTGGTGGGCGCCAAGGTCCAGCTACGTTTATTGGTGCTGGCAGTCAAATGGTGAAACTTAAAGCTAATTTAGATGCCACTGTTCAATCAGTAGAGCAGTTCCGCAAGTCTCAGATACCGCTAGCAGGTACCATGCAAGAGCTTGCCGGAGAATTTGGAAACGCGGCTCAGCAAGTATTGCTTTATGGAACGGCTTACAAAGCGCTTGCATTCTTTGTGGGCCTTCCTGGTCAGGCTTTGAATGCAGCAAAAAGCTTACAAACATTTAACAACCAATTAAATGCAATCACTGGAAGTTCCGAGAATGCAGATCGGGCATTTGCTTTTGTCGATAATTTAGCTGCTCGTTTTAATGTGCCACTGGAAAGTGCTCGTCAGGGATTCGTAAAACTTTACGCTTCCATGGCTCCCGCTGGTTTTAGTAGCGGTGAAATTGAAAATCTATTCAGTGGAATTAGCAAAGCATCTGCAACTCTTGGACTTAGTTCCGATAAAGTTGATCGTGTTACTTATGCCTTCTCTCAAATGGCCAGTAAAGGTCAATTGATGAGCGAGGAAGTTAGCGGCCAATTGGGCGACGTAATCCCAGGCGCGTTGTCAATCATGGCAGAAGCTGCTCGCATGGATATTGCCACGTTCAAGAAAGCGATGGAAGACGGCGTATTCGTTGGAGAAACCTTCAAGCAGGTAATGAGCAATGTGCCTATTGTTTTGGAAAATCGTTTTGGGAAAGGAGCCGCTAACGCCGCGAAAACTCTTCAGGGTTCGATGAACGCTCTTGCTATTTCAACGCAAAAGTTTTATGAATCTTTTGAACCCATTGTTTCTATGGGCGCAGCTTCAATTTTCCCCATCATTGCTGTTGCCATTAATGATGCAACGCAAGCAGTACAGGCATTCACTGCTGCTATGCAGGGCAATACTACTCCCGCTCAAATGCTAGAAGGCAATGCTGCTCAAATTTATGGCGTATTGCAGCAATTAAGGGAAATCTTTGTAGCCGTCGCAGGAGTTATTCAAGGTATAGCTCCAACATTGATGATCGTCGGAAAAACATTTTTAACAACAGCGGAATACGTTGCAAAGCTTATTAATACACCAATCGGAGGTTTCCTTGCTGATCTTGCTGTCAAAGCCGGCATTGCGCTAATCGCTGTTCAGTTGCTTACAAAAACTGGAATAGTTGGATTGATTTCGCAGTTAATTTTGCTTCAAAGAAGCACTGCAGCGGCAGGCGGCGGTCTTCTCGCTTTTGCTGGTAATTTAACAAAAACAGGTACGGCTGCTAAACTTTTCAGACTTGCAATAACTGGACTAATTGGCGCTGGCATTTTGTTTGGCATCGAAGCTTTGGTCAATGCCATTGGCAGAATGGCCAATCGTTTGTCTGATGCAAGGAAAAATGCAATTGCTGCTCGCGATGCAATTAAATCAATGACTGGAGCCGAACTTGGAGAGCAAATAATTGTTCAGCAAAACAAACTTCAAGCTTTAAGCAGAACTCAAAAAGCTGGAGGCAGGATAGGTTCTGAAAAAGATCGTCAAGCTTTAGAGCAAATGGGGATGAAGGTTTCGGCCACAGGCGGGACTTTTGTTGGAGGGCAGTTGATTGGCGGCAAGTATGCAGTTGACAAAAACTTGATTGAGTCTTTCCGAATTAGGGAGAAAGAGCAGCTAAAAGCAATTCAAGACCAAAGAAAATCGCTTTACGATACCACTCCTCTCCCGTTGAATGAGGTAGAGCTTGGCGCGGGGACAGGGGACGAAAAAGCAACCAAGAAAGCTCTCAATGACGCAGAGCAATTGGCGAAGCAAGAACAGCAGCGCCGCATTGAGCTTGCAAATTTTGCGAATGATATGCAAAAGATTGAATTTGACCGCGACGTACAGTTAAGTGACGCAGCTTTTGAGCACAAGAAAAGTCTTATTGATACACTCAATGAATATGAACTTTCTGGCCTCAATGATATACAGGCTCGCCAAGTTAAATTTGCCCAAGACCTTAAGAAGATTCAATTGAATGCAGTTGATGCTGTCAGGAAGGCATTGCAAAAATCTCAAGAAGCGCAATTGAACGTAGTCGCTGCGCAACGCACTGCACAAGCTGCCGGAGGAGGAGAGGGTCCATCTGTGGCCGGATTCACTCCAGCCGAATTATCCACTGCGACAGCCGCAGCGAGCAAGTTTACAGGTATCGCCAATATGTGCTCGGAATCCGTAAAAGCTTTTTACAAGAGCTTGGGAATTTCGCTGCCCGGCGTGACGGCATGGGCAGATACGGTGCGCAATGCCGGTACAACAATGAGGGATTGGTCCAAATTGACGCCCGGCGACATTGTTGCTACTGGCAGGCCTGGGGACACTCCTCACGTTGGTGTTTATACTGGCGGACAAAATGTATTCCACCAAAGCAGGAGCAGGGGATTGAAGGCTGGCAATTATCCAGACCTTGATTACTTTAAGCAGGGTGGATACTTTGTTCGTCCCAATGGCGGAATGAAGCAATCATCTGCTTCTTTCTCCATGGATACAAAGGTGCAGAAAGAAAGCTTTGATTTGCAAAAACAGCTTGCTCAATCCACGAATCAGATTGCTTTGCAAAGTTTGGAAATCGAAAGAGCAATTCAACTAGCAAAAGAACAAACAGCGGCAACAATTAAAGCAAATATTGGCAACATTTTCCCTGTTGAGAAACAAAAGCTTGATCTTCAGTTGCAGCAAATGCGGAATAATTTAATTTTACAAGGCATGCCACAAGAGTATATTGACTACGAAGAACAGCGTGCATTGAAGACGGAAGAGGCGGCTGCAGCTTCGTCGAAGATGAAGGACGCGATTAACGAAGCAAAAGTAGAGCTAAGTAAATACAATACCGAGGCGGCTAAGGGAATAGATTTGGCGCCAGAACAAAAAGCTCGCATGAAGATCCTTGAGGATCAAATTGCAGCGAATGAAGAAGGGCTTAAAAAATTAACGGACGCCCAGCGACAATCAAACATTGCTTCTCTTGAAAGTGCAATTGCGACGATGAAGCAAGCTGACGCGCTTAAGGCATTGCAAGAAAGATCAGAACGCATTAATCAATCCGTGGAGGGTGTCACTGGCACTTACAAAGATATGTTCAAGGAGATTGCCAAAGGCGGCGATTCAGTAGAAGCGCTTAAAAAAGCGCAAGAAGCTTTGGCCGATCAAGCGTTGACTATGTTCTTTGACTTTGCAATGCAGCCAGTTGAAAAGTTCTTCAAGGATCAGTTGGGAGCAATTTTTGGAGTGCCAAACGAGGAGCAGCAAAGGCAGAAAACTATTTCTGCAATGGAAGCCCAATTAAAGGAACTACAAGCGCAGAAACAAATACAAACAGACATTAAAAACAATACTGACAGAATGGTTGGCGCCGCTCCCGGTAATCAACAGGCTCAAGCTCTTCCTGGAGCGATGCCTTCAGCCATTGTCCAAGGCATCGACGTGCCAATTGATCAGATGCCCGCAGGAATGCAATTTGAGGAGTCAATCGGTGCTGCTACTGAAAACCTGAACACTGCTACAGAAGGTGTCGCCGAAACTGTCAATAAAACGGCAGAAAAAACAAAAGAGGCTAACATTGATTGGCAAAAAGCACTGGGTGCAACGGTACAGGGTATTGGTGTCGCCGCAGGCTCAATTATGGGCATTGCTGCTGGCATTAACCAAACGAAAGAAGGTGGTTTTGCTAACACTCTTGGTGGCATTGGCATGATAATGAGCAGTGTCGGTGGTCTATTAGGTGGATTTAGTAATATTGCAGGCATGTTTAGAGGTGGAGGCGGAGCATCTGCCATTGTTCAAGGCGTAGACATTCCAGCATCAGCATTGCCTCCCGGTATGGCATTCGCCAATGGTGGTATTGCCCATGGTGGCTTTATTCCCTTCCGTGCCTTCGCCAATGGAGGAGCTGTCTCTGGCCCCACTCTTGGCCTTGTAGGCGAAGGACGTTACAACGAAGCCATTGTTCCTCTTCCCGATGGCAGAAGCATTCCCGTACAGCTTGGCGGCAAGTCTGCTCGCGATCTCATGGGAGGCAATGCTCCTGGCATGCCTGCCGCTCCTTCTCTTAATATGAAATTCGAGACCACAAAGATTAATGGCGTAGAGTATGTAAGCAGGGAGCAGTTAGAAATGGCTATGGCAGAAACACGTCGTGCTTCCATTTCTGGAGGGGCAAAACAAGGCATGGCAATGACTTTAGATAAAATTAAACAAAGCCCCTCCACTCGTTCTCGCATTGGTATGCGCTAATGGCAGTTTTCCCTTCTATCAGACCGACTAGGCGCTCTTATACACCTGGACAATTCCCCACGAAAGTTTATCGAGGTCTTTCTGGTGCCACTGTAAAGCGCATCTTTGGCAATCGTTCATTTGGTCATTCCATCGAACTAGAGTTTGCCAACATCACTGATGCTAATGTGAAGCTTATTCTCGATCATTACTATGGACAAGCCGGAAACTACACCCGTTTTACTCTGCCCAACGATACATTTTCTGGCATGAGCGATAGTCTTCGCGGCGTTGTACAGGCTCCAACCAGTATTCTCTGGGAATATGCTCAACCTCCGCAAGTTGAAAGTGTGTTCAATGGAAGAAGCACTGTTACAGTGAGCCTGATTGGCGAGCTTGATTATTCTGGGGCCTGATTACAATGATGCCAACAATTCGAGTGGCGCATTTTGCATTCATTCAAACAGCAAATGGACGATCGCACTACTATCAGAACTATTTCTTTGGCAAGGATTTTACTGCCGTAGCAATTCCTGGTAGCGCTTCTCCTCTGTATCGTCACGCACCATTTCAAGCGCAGGGTTCTACTGCTGCATTGGGAGGAGATAATCCTGCTTTGCAGCTTTTGTTTCCACATTCTCCTTTTGCTATTGCAATGGTGGAAGACGGAGAAGGCAATAGGCTTAGCACTTTAGAACTTAAGACAGTATGGATGGCAAACAGTGGAGACTTGACGAACTATGCAGCTTATACAGTAACCAGTCAATACGTGGAATACTACGTTGGCGTGGGTGCTGCATTTAGTGATACTACAATTGAACTACGTTTTAGAAGTGCAATGGATAGCGTGGGCGCTGGATTCCCAGGACAGCAATTGTCTAGGCAAAATGCAGGCATTCTCCCATTGAACTCTGATTTGATCCTGCAATGATCAATGATCTAATTGGTCTGTCTTACGAGCGACGTGCTCGACCCGCAGATGGCAATGGCAGAAGTGATTGCTTTATGCTCGTTTGTGAAGCACGAAGACGACTAGGGCTGCATGATTACGAACAAGATTTTCAATGGGCGTATGATCAATATGATGCAGGCAATCTTCCAATGCCTCGCATTATGCGATGGCTATTGACCAACGGAAAGAAGACTACAGAATTGAATGATGGCAATGTAGCAATAATGAAGAATCTTGGTGGTGAGTTGGCAGTGGGAGTAGTTTATGATAGGGGGATACTTATCATTGCAAAAGGAGCAAGGTCGTTTTGGGTGGCCGAACCATCTCTTTCTGCGATCAAGCTATTTGCAATGCTGCCTGATATTAAGTGATGAGACGCCTTCTTCCTTACGAACGTGCCTTGATTGATACTCTTGGCATTACAGAAGAAGATTACTTTCGTTTCATTGCTTATCAAGAGCAATATAAGGACATCAAGGATGGCAGCGTTTTAGATATTCGCAATGGCTTAGAAACTGGCACCGTAGCCTTAATTCTTTCCATCGTAGGAACGCTTGCATCAGTAGCGTCTGCGCTATTGATGCCGCGTCCACAGATTCCTCAAGACGCTAGAGCAGGCGTTGGTCGCAGGGAGCGTAGATATAGCCCTAGGTTTGGCTTCGATAGCGCTCAAGACTTAGCGCAATATGGCGATCCTGTTAATTTGGTTTACACAGACATTGATACTAATCCCGATGGCGGAGTGAGAGTGGCTTCGTCGTTGCTATGGTCTGCTGTGCATAGCTATGGCGGCAAGCAATACATGCAGATGCTTGCAACCATCGGCAGTTCTGACATTACAGAAATTGCCCCTAGTCGCACCGCTTTTGGACAAGTGCCACTCAGGCAATTTGTCAATGCCGGCAATTGGTTATATTTCCGCAATGGCGGCCCCGTCACTTTTGACAATCTTTTAAGGCCAGCAAGCGACACGTCTGACCCATCTCGTACGGGCAGAGCTGGCGGCGAGCTTGCTTATCGACCCTACATTGTCTCCACTGAATCATTTGGTGGTTTTAGCCAAGCATTTTCTCCTTCATCGTTCTCTGAATTTGGGATTACCAGCCCCATCCCAATTAATGTCAATATTTTTGAGCGGGAAGATGATGGCTCCCCAAAAGGCAGCCCTAATCGTATTGAGATGGAGGATAAGGGTATTTATTGGCCGGGTACATACGGAAGTGCTCGCACCCCATTTCCCGTTGGGCAGCAACTGAAGCTGCGCATTGCAAAAACTGATGGCAAAGGAGACTTGGCGGAAAAGGCGGCAGAGGAAGATCGCTTAGTTGCTGCTTCTTCTATTGATGGTGCCAGTATTTATAAACTTGGCAGTGCTAAGTTTAAAGTGGTTGGCATGAGCGGGAGCGAGGATTTAAACAATTCTGCTCTGAATGTGACATTGCAATGCACTGAAAGTGGCTTTGGTCCAGAGGAAGACTATAGCACTCGCAGTACGTTGCAGCAGGAAGATGAGCTTAGCTCTGCGATTCCTGCATTAAAAGCAGAAAGAGAACGACTAACTGCATTGTTTAACCCAACAATTACTGTTACAAATTTAACGGCAAAGCAAAGTGCTCTTTATTCAATGTTTAACGCGAAAACATCTGAATTAGACGAATTGATAGATTCCATTAATTATTACGTGAGGGCAGATGTCACCGAGTTGGACGAATATGTTCTAGAACTGAGCGCGAATGAGTCAATAAAGCCTGATGGCACGGTAGACAAAGAAAATCCTCGCTGGTTTCCACAGCGCATTGTAAATATAGCTAATACGATTAGAAATCTTGAGAGCGATATTGAAGACAAGAGGGATCGGATTGAAGAGGAAAAGAAAAAAAATAATCCGAACATTGGTCAAATAGACAGATGGCGCTCGGCAATAGTAACGGCAAAAAACGACCTAGAACCACTGAGAAGAAAGCTGCTTAGTTTTATTAAGGACAAAAATTTATCAAACCAAACGTTGTTTAATTTCATTAACGATCTAGATCGAATCGTAAGAGAAATTGGGGCCGCATTCAACGATCAAGGTCTCAGCAGCGTAATCAATGCAAATGATTTTGGAGACATCGTAAAAGAAAGGCAAAGATTCGGGAAATTAGGAGCACGGCAAGAATTGCGTATTTTAAGGCGAGTCAAAAGCAGAATTAGTCAAATTGAAAACAGAGTGGCAAGCGTCATTCAAATTGACCAGCCAGCAATTGATAGGTTTAACGCTGATATAAATCGGCAAATTCAAGCCATAGATGCACAAATTGCTGCGATTAAAGCCACGCTTGCAAGTCCAGAAGGACTTAATGATTTCTTGGTTACAAAATGCCTAACAAAAATCCAAGAGGCTTCATATGAAACTGTGTCTGCTTGCAAAGTAGTAAACTTTGCCATTCGCGGCAAAGTGTTTATGCGTATACAAGGAAGACAAAAGCAATACGGGGACGTAACAGTCAATAACTATAGGCAGTCCGACAATGGACTAAAGCACCGCAGTGCTTTCTTCTTAATGTTTGTAAAAGAAGTTGCTTCTCCTGACTGGTCCTTGGTGCCACGTATTTTTGTTTTACGGCGAGCCGCTGATAACGACTTTTTCTTTCCATTGTATTTTGAAGCACCTGATTCGTCTAAGCGTTGGGCCTTTAGGTTTGAGCCGGTCTTTGATACGCCTTCTGAAATGAGAAAGCACGGAACTCTTCCTTTCGTCTATTTGTCTGCTGGTCAAACAGTAGAAAATATTTCTACGCTTGACATTCCAGGTGGCATTGGAAAGGTGAAATTCTATGGCAGCAATAGACAGCCCGCTGCCAGTAATCTTCCTCCTCGCAATAAAAGTCCTTTTGCTATTGATGAATGGTGTCTTTATCCTCCATCGTTAATTACTGATAGTGATACAACGACAGGTGCAAAAGAAGTGATTAAGGCATGTTCATCTGATGCCAATATTTCTTTTTCGTTTGAAAGTGGTCCTGAGTTTGAAATTACGGCAGTAACTGAACAGCAACAAGATTTAAATTATGACGTAAATTTTCCTGCCATTTATCAAGACCTCACTCTGATTGGTTTTAATTGCTTTAGCGGCCAAGGCGTGCGCAGTCTGCGCTCACTGAGCGCATTTGTCCTCAAAGGCAAGCGTGTTAGGAGAATCAATGAAAGCACTGGCGTTTACCCTGCCAGCCCCGATGGTCCCAGCAATTTCGCTTCGGACATTTTTCTTGATACTCTTCTTGATCCCAAGAATGGCATTGGCAAGTTTGCAAATATCAATGGAGTGGATCTGCAAAAGCTTGCATTTGCCAAGACAATGAATAAAACGATGGGATACTACATGGATGGAGTGATTGCTGATGTTACATCGTGGCGTGAATTCTGGGCCGAGACAGCTCCTTACTGCATGCTGGAACTAGCGCGAATTGGCGGACGCGATACGCTTATTCCTGCGTTGCCCACTGACAACACGGGGCGTATTAACAGAGTGGTGACGATTAGTGCATTATTTAATCAGGGCAATATTCTGGAAGACAGTTACAAGGAAGAGTTTTTGGACTATGGAGATTCAACACAGGACTTAGTGGCCACTGTCATCTATCGCGCTCCTGAACGAGACGGTGTGTTCCCTAAAAATACAAGTCTCGTAGTATCACTGTCCGATGTAAATGATGCCGATGCGCGTAGAGCTACGTTTGATTTGTCTCAGTTCGTCACGTCTCGCACGCAGGCATTGCACTATGGCATGCTGATGTGCATGCAAAGGCGGCATGTTAGAAGGGCTGTGGAATTCCAAACTTTTCCAACAGAAGCACCAGTACAGCCCGGCTCCTATATTTACGTGCAAACAGACGAGAATCGCTGGGACAACATTAGCAGTGGCATCATTGAAGCAGGAGGGGTGTTAAATGCGCCCATTTCGGAAAGCCCTATCAATGGAACATTTTCTGTTCTGGTTTACGATGGTGCATCAACTACTGCTCGTCTCACTTCCATCGCTGTTTCCAATGGTCAAGCGCCTGCGTTGGCTCAGTATAAAGGATGGCTATTTGTACTAGGTTCATTGCTCACTCAAAAGCGCGTATTTCGCGTGACTGAAGTGGAGATGAGCGAAGAAGGAGAAGTGACCATCAAGGCAACGGAGCATCCATGCGAAGAATCCAATGGCCAGACCAGATCATTAATTGCACGACAAGATCCAAGCCTATTCAAGATCATCGGTTAAGCAATTAGAATTTTGCTAGTATTAAAACAAAAGCTTTAGAACAATGCCTTTTTACACTGGTCGCACTGGCAAGCTTCGCCTTGGTGGTAGCGAGGTTTCCAAGGTAAAAAATTGGACGCTTGATACGTCCGTCAATATGCTGGATACCACTTCTCTTGGTGATACAGCTAATACTTTCACTCCGGGATTGTTTAGCGCCACAGGCAGCGCTTCTCTGTCGTATTACAACGGCGACACCACCGATACAACTAATCTTCTTGAGAAGATTGCCAAGACTGGTGCCATTACTGATAGCGATGAAGTGAGCCTTACATTTGAAGTGGGTACTGGCCAGACTTTTGCTGCTGATGCTTTTATTAACAGTGCCAGTATCTCTTCTTCCACTGATGAACTGACCACTGTTTCATTTAACTTTACGATCAACGGTCCCCTCACCTCTGTTGTGCTCACTGGCACCACCTGATTTTAGGCATAGATACAATGGAATAATTAAGGCTGTAGCGAGATGACATTTTTTGTTGGCCATACAGGCGCAATCAAGCTACAGCGTGGTGGTGAAAATACATTCACTGCCATTGTTTCGCCGGATGATGTCAATACTGTATTAAATAGATTCAGTTTTGAAGGTGGTGACGACAATTTAATTACTGGAGATCTTCTTGAAATTACGACCGAGGATCCGCGTGGTCTTCTTTTTCTGCCCCCATCGTTTTGGAGTATTCCAGGGGAGCCAGTAGACGGCTATGACGAAGTGGTATGGGCGTCTGGAGGTACAGCCGGTCTTGCCGGTTGGGATGATGATAATATCACAACTAGCTCAGATTTGCCTCCCGACGGATACGACGAATTTCGGCTAGGCGATTACATTTTTTCGGACAACGCACGCGCATATGTCAACATTAATGCCGTAGGCGGTGTGCGTCTATTTGAAAATTTTAACGACGCCATAAACAATGAAAGGGCAAACGAATACGAGCTTGCCGCTTTTTACGGAGAACCCATTGAAATAACAGTGGGAATTAGGGACACTAGATACAATACGCTTGGCTCAGTCACTTCCTTTGAAATTAATACAGACAGGGCTGCAATGGAGACGACTAGCCTGTCAGATAGGTTTAAGCAGCAGTATTCCGCTGGGCTATTAAGTGGCAATGGTAGTATCGAGTGTTTATTTAGTTACGAAACAGTGGGCAATGAAGAAATCCCCCTGTTCTTATTGCAGGTCATTAATCGGCTGGATGTTGGCAGCAGCTTTAAGGCGCTTCTTTCTCTTTCTTCCATTGATCAATCTGCCTCTTTCAGGGAGGAAGTTTACTACGACATTGAAGCAGTGGTAACGAGAGCGGGGGTAACTGTCACTGCCGATGCATTAGTGGCATGCTCTGTTGATTTTGTAACCACTGGCGAATTCAAACTTCGCGTGGGTATCCCTCCTGAATACATCTTAAAGGAGGATGATGACGCCATCTATCTTGAACAGGGTCTTGATTATCTGCTCAAGGAAATAACCGACTGATAATAGCTAATATCGTTTAAGACTAGACTGTATTGAGACCCGCACCTTCCTGCAATGGCTGATCAAAGAATTACGGAGCTTGTAGAACTTCCCCAGGGAGGCGTATCGTCTAATGACGTACTGCCTATTGCAGACGTAAGTGCTAGTCAGACAAAGAAAGTGCAAGTGAAGAGCCTGATTCAAGCAGGTTTTAATCTTGCAGACGCTTCTACGCTGGATATTTCAAAAATTAACCAGGCAAGCGTAGCGAAACTTGGCGCAGCGGCCATTGGAACCAATGTTCTTACTTACGACAAGATTCAGCAGGTCAGTGCCACCGATCGCTTACTAGGAAGAAGCAGTGCGGGCGCGGGAAATATAGAGGAAATCATTTGCACTTCATTTGCTCGCTCTCTGCTAGATGATGCAGATGCCACGACAGTACGTTCAACGCTTTCTCTTGGCGCTGTTGCTACTGGCGATACCATTAACACTTCCCTCATCGAAGATCTCGCCATCACAACTGGCAAAATCAATAACAATGCAGTTACCACTGCAAAGATTGCTGATGCCAATATTACTACGGCAAAGATTGCAAGCGGAGCAATTGATAGTGCTCAATTAGCCGCTAGCGGAGTCGTTCAAGGCAAATTAGCCGCCAACTCTGTTATTACTGTCAACATTGTTGATAGCGGAATTACTCAAGCAAAACTCGCTGCCGATGCGGTGGGAACTGTCAATATTATTGGCAGTGGCATCACTCAATCTAAGCTTGCCGCCGATGCTGTTAATACGGTCAATATTATTGATTCGGCAGTAACCCTTGCCAAAATGGCAAGCGGAAGCATTGGCACTGCTCAGCTTATCGCTAGTGGCATTACGCAAGAGAAGCTTGCTGCCGACGCAGTGGCGACTATTAACATCATTGCCTCTGGTATTACTCAGTCAAAGCTTGCTGCTAATGCAGTGGCTACTGTCAACGTCATAGATAGTGGCATCACTCAAGCCAAGTTGGCCAGTGGCTCTGTTGATACTGTCAATATTATCAATAGTGCGGTGACGCTAGCCAAGATGGCCAGCGGAAGCGTCGATACTGCTCAATTAGTCGCCAGTGGCATCACGCAAAGCAAATTAGCGGCCAATGCAGTGGACACTGTTAATGTCGTTGATTCTGGTATTACGCAACAAAAACTTGCCGCCAATGCAGTGGCGACAATTAATATTGCTGATTCTGGTATTACGCAAGCAAAGCTTGGAACTAGTTCAGTAGACACTATTAACATCATTGATTCTGCAGTAACGCTGGCAAAGATGGCCAGTGGTAGTGTTAATACTGCTCAGCTTATTGCTAGTGGTATCACCCAAGAAAAGCTGGCTGCCGATGCAGTGGCAACAATTAATATTGTTGATTCGGGAATTACACAGGCAAAACTTGCCGCTAATGCAGTCGCCACCATTAACATCATCAGCAGTGGTGTTACACAAGAAAAGCTTGCAAGTAATGCAGTGGCTACTGTCAACATTGTTGATAGTGGAGTTACGCAAAGCAAGCTTGCTGCTAATAGTATTGCAGCAATCAACATTGTTGATTCTGGTATTACGCAAGCAAAACTTGGAAGTGGAGCAGTTGCTACTGTCAATATTATCGACTCCGCTGTAACGCTTGCAAAAATGGCGAGCAACAGTGTAGATACTGCTCAATTAGTCGCCAGTGGCATTACGCAGGAAAAGCTGGCTGCTAACGCAGTGGCAACCATTAACATTACGGATAGTGGTATCACCCAAGAAAAGCTAGCTGCAAATGCAGTAAACACGGTCAATGTTGTTGATAGCGGGATTACGCAAGCAAAGCTTTCTTCTAATGCCGTTAACACCATCAACGTGGTGGACAGTGGTATTACTCAGGCAAAGCTTGCTGCCAATGCAGTAGCTACAATCAATCTTGTCGATAGTGGAGTGACCACTGCAAAGATTGCTTCTGGCGCAATTACTATCGGCAAGCTTTCTCTTTCGTCGGGAGAATTAACGGGCTCCGTCATCACTGCTTCTTCCATTCCATCGGGAAGCTACGTGAGTGGATCAATTGTCACCACTGACATTGCTGACAATGCAGTTACATTTGCAAAAATTCAGCAAGTGGCATCTGGCGTACTGCTTGGACGTGCAAGTGCTGGTAGCGGCAACGTAGAAACTATCACGTTGACGGAAGCCGGCAGGGCATTGCTTGATGACGCGGACGCCACTGCTCAGCGCACAACGCTTGGCCTTGGCTCTATGGCCATCCAGGCCGCTTCTGGCGTGCTCATTACGGGCGGCACAGCAGTACTTAGCAGCGGCACGATTGCTTACGCGACAATCAACGGTGGTGTCATCAGTGGAATTACTGACCTTGCCATTGCTGATGGCGGCACGGGCGCTTCTACGGCCTCTGGCGCACGAACAAACCTTGGCCTTGCCGTTGGTACTGACGTGCAAGCATATGATGCTGCACTTGCATCAATCGCAGGGCTGACGACGGCATCTGGCCAAATCATTTACACCACGGCTTCCGACACTTACGCCACCGCCACAATTACGGCTGCTGGTCGTGCCATTCTTGATGATGCAGATGCAAGTGCTCAGCGCACCACTCTTGGACTTGGCTCTTTATCTGTCAAAAATACAGTTGGCAGTGGAGATTATGATTCTTCTTCCATTGTTACTGCCAACATTGCCGATTCTGCAATTACCACAGCAAAGATTGCTGACAGCGGCATTACGACTATCAAGATTGCTGATGCAAATGTTACGCAGGCGAAGCTGGCTAGCGATTCAGTAAGCACTATAAAGATCGTCAATAGTGGCGTGACCACTGCAAAATTGGCTGATAACGCAGTTTCTTATGCAAAGATTCAAGAAACGACAACGAGTGATGTCATTCTTGGTCGCTCATCTGCAAGTGGTGGCACTGTAGAAGAAATTGCATGCACTTCGGCGGCACGTTCAATTCTTGACGATGCTTCCATCGCTGATATTCGCACAACGCTTGGCCTTGGTACTCTTGCCACTCAGAACGGGAGCTTCTCTGGTACTTCCACTGGTACCAACACTGGCGATCAAACAATCACGCTTTCTGGGGATGTCACTGGTACAGGTACTGGAGCATTTGCTGCCACCATTGCCAATAGTGCTGTAACCACAGCCAAGATTCTTGATAGCGCTATTACTACTGCCAAAATTGCGGATAGTGGCGTAACAGCCGTAAAATTAGCGGACAATTCTGCTGCCGTAGTAGCTGGTTCTTCACCAATTGGCAATGGATCTTTCATTGGTCAACAATGGTTTAATACCAGCGATGGTTATGAATACACCTGGACTGGGAGCGTGTGGCAGCGTCAAACAGGGCTCGTAACAACTGTCGTTTCTGGAGACACTGTTTATAGCTTTACTACGTCCTATCCTGATTCGTTCAGCGCTTCCATTGTTCCTTCTCTAAATACGCAAGTAGCTTCTCGGTTCTTTGCTGGTCCCGCAAGCGGAAATAGTGATGCCGCGCCTACATTCCGCGCCATTTCTGCAAGCGATCTTCCTAAGGCAACAACTAGCGCTCTTGGCGTGGCTCAAGCTGGCACTGGTTTAGTCACTGTCAGTGGCATCTTCAATCATGCCAATAGCGTAGCCTCTGGCATTTATTACAAAGTTACTGTTGACGAACAAGGGCACATTAGCGCAGGTGAAACTGCTTTAGTAGCCGACGATATTCCAGAATTATCTGCCTCGAAGATTACCACTGGTACATTTGGCAGTGGTCTCATTGGAGACGATGCGGTTCGGGCATCTAGCTTGGCAAACTACAGCGTTAGCCAGTTTGGTGAAGCATTGCCATCTGCAGATTTTATTGGACAATTCTTCTTCAATCCATTGGAGAAAGATCTCTATCTATGGGATGGAAACGTTTGGAACCCCGTTGGCATTTCAGTTGGTGAAATTATTTTTGGCGGCACTTACAATGCAAGTGGCAATATTATTGCTAGCACAAGTAGCGATGGCGCCGCTGTTGGCTTGTCAATTGGTCAGCCGCTTCCTTCTCCCTCTGCTACGTTTAATCGTTATTACGTGGTGGTGGAAAGTGGAGGCACTGGCGTGGCTCCTGCTCCTGCCACTACTTTGCAGCCGCCTGATATTCTGCTTTGCAATGGCACTGCATGGACTGAAGTGGATGTTAGCTCCACTTATACGGCACAAGCTGCAGTTAACGTTGCCTTTACGCCCGCTGCCAATATAGGCAGCACTAATGTTCAGGCTGCATTAGAAGAAGTTAGCGCTGAATGTCGCAATGCTAGTAATGTTGCAAGTGGCATTTTGGCCGTTGCTTACGGTGGTACTGGCACTGGCACTTATACAAAAGGCGACATTCTTGTTGCAAGTGGTACCACATTAGTCAAGCAGGCAATTGGCACTAACGGGCAAGTATTGACGGCTAATTCGGCCTTCGGGCCAGGCGTTCATTGGACTACTCCTGCCAGTGGTACTGTGTTGTCAGTGAGCGTCAATTCTCCACTCACTGTTGTCAGCGGCTCAACTACTCCTGTTATTTCTATCCCCGATGCATCAACCAGCGTAAGGGGAAGCGTTCAGCTCACTGATAGCACGAGCACAACTAGCTCTTCTCTTGCTGCTACTGCCACTGCAGTGAAGAGTGCTTATGACCTTGCTAATGCTGCTCTTCCTCGTACTGGTGGCACCATTACTGGTGAAGTGGTTATCGGCAATACTGGCACGCTGTTGTTTGAAGGCGCCACTGACAATGCTTTTGAAATCCAACTCACTGCTGCCGATGCCACTTCTGACAAAGTGGTGACACTGCCAGATACCACTGGCACTGTCATTACCACTGGAGACACTGGTACTGTTACCAACACGATGCTTGCTGGCAGCATTGCTGACACCAAGCTTTCTACGATTTCCACTGCAGGAAAGGTTAGCAACAGCGCCACCACCGCCACCAGTGCAAACACTGCAAGCGCAATTGTTGCCCGTGACAGTAGTGGTAATTTCTCCGCTGGCACCATTGATGCCACCATTGATGAAGGAACTTTCTAATCAATGACAAATAAAGCCTTTTAGAATTGCGAAAGACTTATTAGTCTTCTGTAATTCCGAAAGGCTTTAATCATGGCTGGTGTTCTTCAGCATCTGCGTTCATCGACGCTTAATAAGCGTCCTAATCCTGCTTCTATGGTTGATGGTCAAGTGGCCATTAACTATGCAAGTGGCGCTCCCGGCATGTTCTTCAAGGACAGCAATGGAAGCTTGGTAAAAGTGGGGCCTGTGCATGTGGGTAGCGGTGCTCCTAATGCCGTACCTGCGAGTGGTGGCACTGCCGGTAATTCCTTGGGAGAGCAATGGCTTGATACCAGTGGTGGCACTTACGTGTTTAAGATTTGGGACGGCAGTGCATGGCGTAGTGAAGCTGGTGAATTTGTAAACGTCACTGGCGATACGATGACTGGCGCATTGGGAATTATCGCAGGCAGCGCTGGGTCTCCATCGCTTTTTATAAGCGGGGACGCAAATACTGGACTGTATTCCCCCGGCGCGGACCAAGTAGCCATCTCGACTAATGGCACGGGGCGGATAACCGTTCAATCTGACGGAAACGTACTTATTGGCGCAACTGGATTAGCAAATAGGCTTTTAACCGTTAATCAAACAGGAATAACTGGCGGGGAATATGGCATCAGTATATCACAAACAAGTGCAACTAGTAATGCACTTGAACTAACTATCGACTCGGCGAATGCACTCTCAAAGCTTTTTCAAAAAAGCACTATCCCGCTCGTTTTTGGAACTAATGATACCGAGCGGATGCGCCTGGACTCAAATGGCCGCTTAGGTCTGGGGACTAGTAGCCCTGGACATGCTTTTGATTGCGTTGCAAGTAGCGCTGGTGTTGTCGCGGCAAGGTTCAGGGGAAATTCTAGTGGAAACAATAATACCCAAATTCGTTTCTATGGAGCCAATACCGCAACGGACCAATGGGCGGTTGGTAATGCCGTTGCCACGGATGATGCTACCAGAAACTTTGATATTTATGATCTTGTATCCAATGTAAATAGACTCAGGATTGATTCCTCAGGCCGCGTAGGGATTGGCACTACTAATCCTAGGTTTGCTGTATCCATTGGATCAACAGCAGGAGCGGGGGTTGTAAACCCAGATACATTAGATCTTGGTGGCACTTACTCAAGCGTGGCCGGAGCTAATGCAAAGCTCCGTGTGTATTGGGACGGGACTGATACTTTTGGTTTTGGTGTGTCGCCTGGCCAGCTTGAGTACACAGTGCCTTCGTCCTCGTCCCATGTTTTTTACCAAGGTGCAACGCAATCAGCGAAAATCGACAGCTCCGGCAGGTTGTTAGTTGGCACGTCCTCGCAGTCTGGCGGATCACTCTTACAAGTAAACGACAATCGCATCAGAATTGCGACAGCAAAAACACCGGCATCGGCTACCGATACTGGCGTAGCTGGCGAGATATGCTGGGATGCTAATTACGTCTATGTCTGCACTGCTACGAACACATGGAAGCGCTCAGCAATCAGCACATGGTGATGACGTGTCCCGCGCTGCGTCAGTGCAACATCTGCAAGGAGCACAAACCGCAGACTGACTTCTACAAAGTCAAGCGGGCAAAGAAGGACATTCTTGGTGTGCCTCGTATTTCACGCTGCCGTCAGTGCGAGATACAGAAGTACATGGAGCTGGATCCACGGCAGAAGATGGTCTACGCGGCTCGCAATCGGGCTCGCATCGCCGGACTGGACTGCACCATCACAAAGGACGACATTGAGATTCCCGAAACCTGTCCGGTGTTGGGCATCCCACTGTTCGCTCGTGTTGGCGCTGGCAGATCAAACCGCGATCAAGTGGAGAACTCCCCGAGCCTGGATCGGATCGACAACAGCAAGGGGTATGTGCCCGGCAACATTGCAGTCATCTCGATGCGAGCAAACATGATCAAGAACAACGCCACGCTTGCTGAACTGAAGGCCATCGTGGCCTACATAGAAGCCAGCCAGAGCCAGTAAACCTACTCTCTACTGCCGATCAAGCGTATAGTGGTGGGGCAGCGAGTTTGCACCTCCTGCCCCTGGCCACAGTTCTCTAGAAACCATGACCCAAGAAGATTACTCCAAAGTGCCACCGCCGCACCTGCTCAAAAAGTTCTCCGAGCAAGCACGAGAGGACAGCCAGAAGCGGGGCCATGCGGGCTACTGCAAGACCTTCGCCAAGCTCTGCATCGACTGGGCGCTGAACTCCAAATCATCTCCTAATAATCTCCAAATTAGGAGTTCCGATCTGGACGTAACGATTGCATTGGTGCAGCAGTGGACTGATGAGATCTACGGCGGTCCCGGTGCAGTTGTCGGTAGTGACGACATTTGCTTAGCCAAGCTGGCTGCTCAGTACGGCGCCGATCAGGAGCTGGAGGCGTGCTGTGAGTGGCTGAAAGCCAAGCACTGGATTGAGCCTGAATTTGTTGATGAACTCCGCGCCGCCCGCCGTCCGAAACCCGCAACACTGAAGGAGCAATCCCTGAAGCACTTAGAGGTGATGGAGCGGGACGGGCATTACCTGCCTGAAATCCTGCAAGATCTTCGTCGTGCAGTAGAGCAGCTCGATGACTAAGTGGTTTTCTGTTCGCAAGGCAGACTTCGACAAAACTTTGTTTTTCGGCGTTGGTATCGGCGGCGACTTGCCAGAGACCACGCTTGCGCTTTTCTTTGTTATTGGCGAACACGTCATTTGCATTGGTCCCCACAAGTAGTCATTACCACTTCTATGTCTGAGCTTTCACTTGCTGCGCAGGCGGTGCTGGATGCTGCTTTCCCCGTCTACGACGAAGAGGAACACCTTTACGTCGCCACTGGCGAACAACATGCAGGCATGATTGCCGCCGCCGCCCTGCGAGCGGCTGCGGATCAGGTGGTGCCACTTGCCGATGTCGCACCCCAAGAAGACCTTGAAAGTCGAAGGGAGGCAATGGCCTGGGGGATGCAACACCAGACACAGCTCACTCGCTACCAACTCCTCGCCATCGCTGATGAGCTTGAAGCCCAGTAGTCACCTTCGTTTCTATGTCTGAATACAAGATGAACTTAATTGCAACATTTAAAGTCCCCGTTACTGTCTCTTTAAGCATTGAACAACAGAAAGAAGCGCGACAAGCTGTTAATTGCTTTTATCTTGGAGATCCAGAATGTAATGTTTTGAACCCAGAAACAATGCAGTATGAAGCTAAGTATCCACAAAAAGAAACGTCTGAATTCAAGAAAGCCTGTCGCAATATTGCTCAGGACGCAACAGAATACTTAACTATTGGTCTTGACTCATCTGGCCGGCTTTCCATCCTGTAAGGCGCCCGCAATTCCCGCACCTTGATCTGCCTTTGCATCGTCTAAACTAACAAAGACCATTCTTTTTAACCATGGCAATCACTTACCAATGGGGCGTTGCAAATCTGGAACGCCACCTTGCTGATGGAATCGTCTACACGGTTCACTATACAATTTCGGCTGATGATGGCACGTATGCTAGTTCGGCGTATGGCAGTCTTGGCCTTGAAGCGCCTGACGCAGATGATGAAATTCCCTATGCCCAACTCACGCCTGAAATCGTCACTGGCTGGGTGAAGGAAAAGTTTGGCGCTGAAAAAGTAGCAGAAATCGAAGCGGCATTGGCCGAACAGATTTCTCAACAGCGCACTCCCACTACAGGCAACGGCCTGCCCTGGAATAGCTAAGCTTTTGTTTTCATCGTCTTTCCATGGCGGCAAAAAGCAAAATCGGCATCAGCGGGCAAAAGCTGTTCACGCCTGGTAAACCTAAAACTACAAGGCAGGGTAACGGCAAAAACAGTAAGGCCAGTCACGGGCGCAAGCTCCGCAAAGGACAAGGCAAATAAACAAGGGGCCGAAAGGCCCTTTCTTTTTGCGCTTACAATACAAGAAAGACAAGATTATCATGGGCCAAATTATTGCCGGTGGCGAGCAGTTTGAAACTCATATTGAAGCAGATTATCGGGGAAAGATTTTACAAAAAGGACCAGATAGTGGAGCCGTAGATGCTTTTGGAAGACAGCGGACAAGTGCTCCTTATACGCTTTTTGATAGCACAATGCGCTATGACAAGCGTCCTGATCAATGGTTTGACAGTATTGTTGGCAGTGGCACTTCCACTTTTTTAACGCATCAAAGCAGTGTGGCAATGAGTACCACCACTGCGTCGGGAGACACGGTTCTTCGTCGTACTAAGCAGAACTTTCCGTATCAGGCGGGTAAAAGCATGATGCTTTTGCAAAGTTTTGTTGGCGCTCCGCTTGCTTCTGGACTCATTCAAGAAGTGGGAATTTTCAATGACCAGAATGGTGTGATGCTACGCGCTAGTGGTACTACGGTGCAATTTGTTGTTAGAAGCTATGCATCTGGCACAGTCAATGAAGACGTAGTGAATCAAAGCGATTGGAATATTGACACGCTTTCTTCACTTAACTTTGCTAAAGCACAAATCTTTACTGCTGATTTGGAATGGCTTGGCGTGGGGCGCGTTAGGTGTGGTTTTGTTATTGACGGGGAAATAGTTTATTGCCACGAGTTTGAGCATTTCAACGCATTGGATAGCGTCTATATGACAACTGCTATTTTGCCATTGTCCTATCGCATTCATAATGCTTCCGCTCAAGCGTCTTCGGCGACAATGAAGCATGTGTGTTGCAGCCTGCTAAGCGAAGGCGGCTACGAGCCAGATGGTGCCATTTATTCAGTGTCGCATAGTCTTTCAACAGTACCCAACACTTCTGGCGAGCGCATCACTGCTGGCATTCGTATGGCCAGTGGTCGCACTGGTAATGTCATTCTTCCCGTCAGGATTTCTACGACCACTGCTTCTAGCGATGTAGTGCTGTGGCGATTACGGTTGAATCCTACGCTTTCTGGCGTTACTTGGAGCGCAGCCAGCAATGGTAGGGGCAATGTAGAAGTGACGACAAGCGGCACTGCTACGGGAGGCACTGTAATTGATTCTGGTTTTGTCAGTCAGGGCAGCGCTAATAACTATGCAGTGGCAGAAGCCATTCGCTTAGCGCTGGGGCAAAATGCCTCTGGCGTTAGCGACACGTTGATTCTTACCGTGGACACTGACGTGAACGCTAAAGCTTTAGGCATGATTGGCTGGGTGGAAGTGGTTTGATCAGCTAAGCTAAGAACTCTTGTCTTTCCTTCCATGGACGGCTTTAAAGACCAGTGGTACAAGCAACAAGTGGATCACATCTCTGAGGCTCTTCAAGAGCTGCTTACGGACGACGATCCTGCCGTTGCCATCAAGGGACTAAGCGAAGCTATTAGCGAGTGGGAAACCTACCACGAGAAGGAACTGGCTAAATGGAAGCGCCTTAGGGCGCTTCTGAGCTGGGAAGCTGGTACGTAATTCGCAGTTCTCCTCCTAGCGCCTTTACAGCCTCGCTAGCATCCGCTGGCGGGGCTGTTTCAATGAGGACAGACGGAACGATGGCATCAGGAAGAGGCGTCACCTTTGCTTCGGGGTAGAGGGAGCGAGCTTTCTCCGCTAATGCATTTGCTTTTGTTTCTTTTTCTTCTTTCTCCCATTGTTTCACCAATACTGCTACCTGCCCGTCTATTTTCTCCATTACGATTTTAGTTTTCCATTCTGCCCAGTCTTGACGACAATGCGCCATGAGCAGTTTGAACCATGAATTAAAAGCAAGAGAGGGCCATCGTGAGGCGGCCCAAAGTCCTGCTTCGTAGCAAAGTGCATTAAACCAGCTTTCGCGGCTCATATTTCGTTGATCATCGCCTAAGATGAAAGGGCAGCGGAACTGCAATTCCCTGCCCACGGACACCTAAAGGAGGTAGGCATCATGTCCATGATAGAAGAATGGCGTCCCGTCGTTGGTTACGAAGGGCTTTACGAGGTGAGTAGTCTTGGTCGGGTGCGAAGTTTAGACCGATGGGTTCGAGCTAATTCTGGTCGCAGGAGGACTGGAGTTCGCTACTTTACTCCGTCTCCATCGGGGCGCAATGGTAAATACAAGCGAGTTCTTCTGCGCAACCCGGACAAGCAGCGCCCTGTTCATCACTTGGTGCTCGAGGCATTTGTTGGTCCTCGCCCAGAAAACTGCGAGGTTAGGCATTTAGATGGCGATCCCAGTAATAACAGGCTTGATAATTTAGCTTGGGGAACTAAAGCAGAAAATCAAGCCGATAAAGTCAGGCATGGTACAGTTCTTCGTGGTACGGCAAACCCAGCCAGCAAGCTTACCGAAGCTGATGTATTAGCTATACGCGCAAGCAACAAAAGGCAGGTTGATTTAGCTGAAATATACGGAGTAACTCAGCCCATTATTAGCGCAATTCGCTTGCGCAAGATATGGAAGCACCTCGATTAGCCTTCTTGAAAAACACTTATAAATAAAGCTCCTTTATCTGCTAGCGGTAATACTTTGTCGCGCAAATCAATATTACGAGCACGACAACAACCCATCGTTGGCATTAGCTTTTGATTCGGAGCCCACGCGCCTGGCCATCCAAGCGCACTAGATCCGCCATGCAGCATGATTCCTGCACGCCCATTATCCCTTTCTTGCCCCTCTAGATCAATCATGTCAAAACTGTACCAACCATAAGCCATGAGTGTGCGATCATAAGCAGGCTTGTCGCCCACCCGATCATAGTCTCGATAAATAGTGCCAACTTTATACAAACCAGGAGGACAATCACTGTTTTGAATGCGCCATTCAAAATCACTATATTGTCCACGAGCAAGACAAGGGATTTCCCACAAAAGCTTTCCTTCATAGGAAAAAGCTTTCATGGTTTCCACTGCATCGTTCACAATCAAATGCGAATCGCCAGCTTTAAAGCCAAAGTCTTGAGGACGTTTTGTGGGGCCAATCATGGTAAATTGCGTGGTTTCTGGAGTATATTCCTTCATAAGCTTTGAAAGCTTTGCAGGATATTCTGGATCAGTGGCATACGATTGCTCCTTGAGCATACGTGCCGCTGCATAACGATTTGGCGCATTGTTGACGCCTTTGAACTGACGATAGTCTTTATACCATCGCGTGATGAGATATTCAATGCAAGCAGAAAGACTTGGAAAGTCAAGGAAGCCTGCTTTAATTGTCACCCATTGACCGTCGTACCACTCTTGTGTAGTGGTCCTAGTGCCATCGCCTTTTAGGCCTAAGTAATTATGAGTGCCAGATGTATGCTTCCCGAAACCACTTTCTAGACAACATTGTGCTGCCACTAATTCTGGGAAACGCGCACCATGCCTTCGAGCAATGGTATAGCAGGTATCCCAGAATGCCCTATTGGAAGCCGTCATGGCTTCAGTCCTTCACGCGGAAAACAGTCTTCAAACCTTCGAGAAGCAGTTGCAGCACGTTATTGCTTTTCCAGGGTGAACGATCAAGAATTTGGTCGGCAGCAGCAATGATGATGCCACCAACAACGAACCATTCTGCACCAGACATGGCTAGTCCTCTAAGAGAGTTTCTTAAAGCCTAGCGTTTAATCTCAAGGCTGCGCACTCGTGTTTCAATATCGCTCATTTTGTCCGTAAGAGCACTAAGTTTTTCAGTGACACTTTCAATTTGCACTGCCACTCTTGCCTGTTGATTGCCGACAGTGATAAGCATTGCTCCCGTGGAAAGAAGCATGCCAGCCGTGATCGTGGCCACGAAATTGGCCATGCCTTCTTTGAATGAGTCCATGGAGAGTCCTGCAATTTTTATATTAGCAAAAGCGCATTATTCGCTTGTCGCCGGTTAGATTGTTTGCAGGAAAATTTAATAGCACCATGCTTAGAGCGAATGGTCCCGATGAGCTATTGTATTCCCTCATTGAACTTCGCCCCGGAGACGCAAGACGCAGATTTCGCAAGAGTATTTTTGAAGACTATCCGCTAAGAGGCCCGCTTGGACAGTGCGCTTGTGCATATTGTGGACAATGGAATGAGAAACTAACTATTGACCATATTGTGCCAAAAAGCAAAGGCGGCCCTCATTTTGCAAAATATAATTTAGTGCCAAGTTGCAAGTCCTGCAATCTTCTAAAAGGAGCGGAGCCTATCTTTGAATGGTGGCGTCCGCAAAAATTCTGGAACGAAAAACGAGAGCAGCTTTTGCTGGCGTGGGTGCATCACAATAGCTTCGTCAGCGCCCACACTTCATTGCAGGATATTGAAGCTTTTGCGGAGAAGCGTGATTATTACATTCCACCGTCAAAAGAAGAAGCCCCCATTTCTGGGGGCTTTTGTTATACGGAATGGCAAGCAGCTTAGGCTTTATCTACTGGCGCGAATAAATCATAACGCGCGCCTGGCATTGGACAGAAGCCATCCTTGCAGCCATTATCAACATTGTTCTCGATGGCGGCAAGAGCTTCGCTTTCTTGATCTGTTTCTAGAGCAAAGATGAGCTGTCCAAGGTACCACTTTGCCTTTTCAAGATCTTCAAGACCATTCTTCTTTTCGTAGCGCCAAACGTATTTCAGAATATTGCCTTTAAGGAAACCACGAAACGCTTCTGGCGTCATGCTTGCTTCCATCGCTTCAATGGCCTCTAAGCCGCCACTGGCGTAGTGAATGGGACGTTCCACGGGATGAAAAGCTTCAGGGGATTGCTCAAAAGGCATTGCCATTTTCCTCGAATGTTTGAAACACTTCTTTAAAGAGAGGGCGAGCGAGAGTGCTCAAGGCTTGAGCGTAGCATTGAATTTCGCCTTGGGCATCGGGCTTGTCGCGCAATGACAGAAAATGCAAGAGGGCCTGCAAGCTACAGGTCCACGTGAACGACGTATATGTGCTCATTGGCATGATGCCACGAGCCTGCTCCTTGCTCACGCCTAGCGTCAGAAGAGCCCTGTAAGCCTGCTTAGCCTGCTCTAGTGCCTTGGCGTATTCGATCATCGCCATTTGGTTCATAGAGGGCTCTAGAGGGCCGGCAGAGGCCTGCTTGTTGCTGGCGCTCTGCTGCCTGAACTCACGAGGCATGTAGTACGTCTCGTCATCCGCTTCGCAATAACGAAAGCTCTTTTCGTTCCAACCAAGCTGATCATTGGCAAACGTGCCACCAATGACATGTTTCCACCATTGACGAGCAATAAATAACGGAGCTTTCACTTGCCATTTAGTAACAACTCCCCTAAAGGGACTGGTGTGCTGATGCTTCACCAAATAGTTAAGAAGCTTTTGATCTTGATCAGTCCACTGAAAAGAGGCTTGATCGAAACTTTGCCGCGCATCACAAACGATGTCAAGCGAAGTTCCCATCCAATCAATGAGCCTGACAAAGCTAATACCGTCACGGAGGGGATCAATGATTTGAAGAGGAGAGGAAGTCATGAACCAGTAGGAAAGGGCGGAGCCTCTGGAAGCCAATAATAAGTGCCACCTTCGTTTCAGCGTGCCAAACGATGCGGGCTTTTGTTTGTCTTCCGTCTTTCACGATGGCAGCGATGGTGCCCAAGAGGCTCGTGGGCATCCAGCCAGCAGCCGTACATTGTACGTACACGACGGTTTGCCCAACTTCCCAAGTGTGGGACACTGGCGTTTTCGGGAGGGCTCTGAAGGAAGCCGTACCAAGCTTTTCGGCCTTCCTTCCATCGTCCACTGCGTAAACAAACTGCTTGCCATTTCGCTGCATCGCTAGGCTAAAGCAAACGACGGGAGCCCTATGTCAAGAATGTTTTCCATTCCAGTAGCATTAAGCTACAACGGACGTGACTACATTGCTGAAATGGGGCCTTTTGAACGGAGCATGGAAAGGGACTTTGCCCTTGTCGCCAATAAGAAAGCACTGGACGAATGTAACGATATTGCAAAAATTAAAGAAGTGGCATGGAATATGATGCAAGGCTGGAGTAACATGCAAGATGCCACTGCTTCGCTCGTTAAGGAGAATCTTGAGCTGCGTCAAGCCATGCAAATCCAGCAAATGGACTTAGAAGCAGCAGATGCTTTGCTTGGGGAAGCTGGCGAAGCAATTAAGGCATTCTCAGAACAGCAGCAATCTTCTCAAGCCAGGCGATTTCTTTGGCCGTTTGGGAAGTAAGCAAAAATACTTTCCAGCCGCATAGCATTGCTAGGTTAAACTTCCTAGCGTCTCGTTCATAGCCAGAGCCAGTAACATGACGGCCACGATTAAAAGTGCCGCCTTGTATTTCAATGAGAGAGCGAGAAGGAAGATGTGCAAAATCTGCTCTGTAACGTTTTGAACGCTTGCTTTTTGTATAGCGCTCCTGAAAATCAGCTTCCCAAGCTTCTACATCGCTAAATTCCCGGATCAATGGAAGGTCGGGATAGTGAGCTTGCCAAAGCCCGAGAAACTGATCTTCGAGAGCGCTCACAAGCTATACGGCAGCAAAAGCCACTTTAGCTTGCTGATTCTGGTATTTGCCATCGCCGTAGGCGCTAGCAACATCACCATCGAGCTTCATAAACATAATTTGCACTATCCCTTCATTGGCATAGATGCGGCTTGGAAAAGCCAGGGGATTGACAATACAAATAGTGAGATGGCCAGACCAGCCAGGCTCAATTGGCGTAACGTTAATGATGGTCCCTTGACGTGCATACGTTGACTTCCCGTCTGTGATGCCCATCACATTGTTAGGCATCGAGATGCGCTCAAGGCTAACGCCAAGCGCGTAGGAAAAAGGCGGAAGCACGAAAAACGTGCTGCCATTTTCTTGACGAGGCTTCTGCTCTTCCATTAGCTCCGTATCAAAGCTTTTCACGTCAAGAGGGAAGTCCTTGCTGACGCTGTTGTCGATGACCATAAAACCTTCCGGGGAAAGGCGCAGGTCATATCCAGCATGAGACAGGCCATAAGACAATGCTTTCGTGCCATTGTCCAGCTCGCGACGCTTCTCTCCAGTGAAAGGAAAGATGATGTCGTTTTCAGCGAGAATGCTAATTTGCTTGTCGTTGAGAAGCATGAAAGAAAAGGGGCGTTGCCGCCCCCAAGAAACAACGATGAAAAAACGTTACTTAACGCGTCCTGATTCAGAAATAGGCAGAGGAACAAGACCATCAGTGGGGATGTACACAACAGTCTTTTCACCTTGCTTGCCCTCCTGATCTTGAAGCCCTGTGATATACAGATACTTCAAATACTCAGGATTACCTTTAAGGCTATCGCCAATGATTTTATTGGCTTTAGCCACGCCTTCGGCGCGTGCTACTTCAGCATCAGCTTCTAAAACTGCTGCTTCTTTTTTGGCTTTAGCTTCATACACCCTCACTTGGCGAGTGGATTCAGCTTCCTGCAGCATCGCTTTGCCGTTTTGCGTTTTGCTATAGATGTTGTATTGAGGCCCAATCCAGAAGAGACTGGCAAGACCAAACAATGCAACAACTAAGACAAGAACAACTTCGGCTGAACCGTTGTCTTTCCGCATTGCTCAGGCTCAGAACAGATCGTCGTTAGACGAAGACGATGCGAAGCTGCTGCCTGCACTTTCGCCGTTCTGCCAGAAGGAAGAATAAGCTTTAGGGCTATTCTCCATCTTGTTGACGGTCACTTGTCCCTTGAAATGAGGAGCAGTGTCCTTGTCGCGCTTGTCGTTGTTCCACAGTGCCACGCGGAAGCTGTAGTTTCCTTGGGCATTGGGACCAGCCTTTTTGGCTGCATTCAGAATGTCGGGGGTGAGATCGACAGTGCCGCTGAAAACGGGAAGATTGCCAGAGGGCATTTAGTGTTCCTCAGAAGGAGAGTGGTCGGCCCTGGAGGGGCTCTAGAAGCATAGCCGGTATGGACGAGAAGTCAAGCTCCGCGATCCATAGAAATGGTTAAGGGGCGTCCACCTGGATAGTGCTCAAGAAAGTACTGCTGCGTTTTCTGGGCCATGATGCCTGCCTGCATAGCAAGGTCAGTGCCATCAAGACTCACAATTTGAGCTTCCTGCCCTTCGCCCGTATCGGGATCGTAAATGGCGATGGCGCAATGAGCCTCATTGATTTCGATGCCGTACATTTGTTCAATGGCTTGGGAATAGGCTCCGAGCTGCATGCGGTAGTCGCCTAGCTGCGTATCAGGCTTCTGCTTGTAGCTTGTCTTCCAATCAAGCAGGGCAATGTTGCCATTGCCCATAGTGGCAAGCATATCAAAGGTGCCTGAATAGCCAGTTTCAGTGGAAGGACAGTACCAAGCGATGGCACTTTCCACCAATAGAGGGCTGGCTACGCCAGTTAGGAAGCTAGCAATGCTGTCGAAATAAGGAACGAACGATGGATGGGAATCAAGGTGGCAGTTGATGTCCTCGCCATTCCAGAAATCCTCCAGCACTCCATGGAGCCAATTGCCACGTTCTACGGCAGAGCGTGTGCGACGATTGGCCTCTTCATTGCCTACTTTCTTGCGCCAGTTCATGAGCGCTGCAATCTTGCCAGGCGGCGAACACGCGCTCGCAATAGTCGTCACAGAGGGCAAAACAATGCCTTCTGGCGCATTTGGAAAACCGTTCAAAACGTAATTCCGTTTGCCGTTGAGCTGAATCCGATTGGGCTCGTAGCGGGGCAGAGAAGGCATCGAAAGGGCGTCGAGACATAGATCGTAACATGGCACTATTTTTCGTTCATGTCCCAGAAATACTCGCAGCCTTCTTCCGTATAAGGCGGCGTTGCAAAATAACTTTGGAAGCGATTAGCGGGCGCCATGTAACGCCAGCAATCTTCTTTGATAGGACATTCGTTGCCCTTACACATTGCAATATCAGGCATGAGAATAGTTCGTGCAGTTTGATAAAGGAAAGTGCGATCAGCCAGAGGATGTTCAGCAATAGCGTGGAGAACAGCAGCAATACGACGGTCACTGCTAAGCGTATCGTCAGGAAAGCTCCAGAATGCTTCATGGCAGGCATTAATCAGCGTCCGTCTGTTCGTCAACATTTTTCAGCAAATCTGCAAACTCTTCTGCTTGTGCATTGAAAGCATCAACAATAAGAGAACGTGAATAGCCACAGCCCGTTAAATAACAAGTAAAGTCCTCGACAACTTCGTATATAGTTGCCTTGTAGCTAACCACTTCAATCTCAAAACTTGGATCGCCATGGCGATTGGTAATTGAATGTTTCCATGAATGTTTCCATGGAGAAAGGGAGGAATCGTTCATGGTAGAACTAAGCTTGCAAGGAGCAAAATGAGCAAGGCCAGTGCCGTAGAGGCAACGGCAATTAATAGAAACAAGCCCAGCGGATCATCAGCCAAAAAGCTTGGGAGGAAGGCAATCAATTGGGGCATGATCTTCATCAAGGCAAATAGTTCCAGCGAAGGCCCGTGCAAAACGGGCCGCCGCTAGATCTATGGCTTTTTTGCAACAAAAGCCTTCATGGCTTCCACCATTGCTTCTGTTGTATCACAAGCACGCACCAAGTCAATTTCCTTGGTCATTTCTGCTTTAGTGATAACAAGCTGTTCTTCCTTCGCCCATACGGTCATCATGGCTGCTGCCACATTGCCGAATTGTTGCCAAGTCTTCACTTCAGTGGCACGGGAGAGGCCAATGGCCTCTAGAGCAGCCTTGCCAAGCGCCATGCTTGCTTTCTCATCGGCATAGCCAAATGGATTGGCCTTGCAAATGGTGGTTAGAGCAGTTTTGGCATCAAATGCTTCATCACTGGCCCCTGTTGCAGCGGCGGGAGCATTCCCTCCTTCTCCAGCAGGCTCAGAAGGAGCTTTAGTTCCCGTTGGCGCCTTGCTTGTCCGCGCTGCTTGCTTCGGAGCCTCCTGTTGGAGCGGGAGTTTGGCCTGTCCTTTTTCATCTTCTTTGGGGATGTCCTCTCCTGCATAGAGACGCAGGCCAAGGCCGGTGAAGGTGGCAATAGCCTTTACAGCAGCACGCTGGCAGTTGTCAGAAATGGCACGACCATCAAGCTCCTTGATGGAATTGTGCTTCCTGTCCATGATCGGGAAGATCAAAGCAACAGTACGACGGCAGCCATCAGTGAGGTAGGGACGGAGATAGTAAGCGCCTGGCGTGCCAAACACCACTTCTCCAATGGTCTTCTCTTCAAAGGCCACAAAATAAGTGGGGAAATGCTCCTTCAGATAGCGATAGGCAAAAGGCCAGGACAAATAGGACAAGCCTTTGTAGTCCTTCTCGATGTGAGGACCAATATCAGGCGTGTCGTAAGCAGCCTTAAAAGCTTCAGCACTAATCTCCAGCGGAGAGAAGATGCCGTTATAACGATCCATTGTGGCTTGCTTGGCAGGGTCCATGGAAGAAAAATCAGACGGGGAATAAAGCATAAATGAATGGTTCATTGCTTGGAATGAGGAATGCTCATGTATTCGCCATACATGATTACGAAATCAACTGTCATTTCAGAGCCTTCATTCTTGGTGACGATGCTCTTACCAGGAAGAGGCCAATCGGCGATTGCACGAATGTCAGTGGGAAGTTCGTAATACTTAAAATTGAAGCCGTCATCAATGACGCCTTGCTCCCATAGGAGCTTCACTTCCTGATCGCCGTGCTCAAGGATAAATTCCTCGCAGGCAAGTTTAAGCTGAGAAACTTTCATTGATCAGTCGTTGTTGTAAAACAGGACGGCATAGGCAGATTCTTTTTCGTCTACCTCTTGCTCTTCAATTGGCGTGCCGGGCAGGCCAGCATGCGGGCTGTTCATGATGCGCAAACCAATAATTTTGTACAAACTTGCAATACCGTTGATGTCGCCGGCATCGTAAGTGCCTAGCGCTCCAATTTCAATGTCACCATATTTAATGATTGCTTTTTCAAGCTGCCTCATTAAGTCAGAAAGCTTCATCATGTTCTGGGGAGTCAATGGAAGATGTGGAATAGTCTTCAATGAGATCAAAGGCACCGTTGGCAAGAGTGGCACTGCCCTCCCAAATTGGCGTGGAACGAACAAGGCGTTCTAGGGTTTCGCTGAGGCTCAATCGAGCTTCATGGGCGATGTTGCCAAGATGGGCGTAGGCAGTGTCAGTTAAGCTGAAATGCCGGCCCTTTTTCAGCTCTTTGTTACCGTTTGTCATAAAACAGGGGGGCAAGCAGGTAGCCAATTGAAAAGCCGATAAGGCCGGCTAGCCAGAGTTCCATGAACAAGAGGCATCGGGAACATGGCCAGACTAGCCATAGTTTTGAGCCCTGCCAACCACCTAAGCCATTGCTTTCACTGATGGTTTGTTTCGCTTTGTATTGCTTTGGCTTATAGGGCTGCTGCTTCTTGATTTCCTTGCTACAACGGGAGCGATTCCACCACTTTCCATGGCATTCTCCATCCTGGACCACATTGAGAAGCTTGAACCAAGTGATCATCCAGGAAAATATATCTGCCCGGCATGCGGCGGCAATGATCTTTCTATCAATGAAAGCAATGGTGCCTATAACTGTTTCAATGATGATTCAGCCAAACATCGTGCTGAAATTCGTAACATTCTTGCACCATTAGATCGCTGGGAACGCCCTCTTCGTGATGCACGTTCCTACACTTTCTCCTACAAAAATAAGCAAGGCGAAACCACGATCAACGTGCATCGTGATGATGCCAGTGGTAAGAAAACAATTCGCCAAGCCTATCCTTCAGTACCACAAGGCACGCATCAACGCAAGGCGTACATTGATGAAATAAGAACTACTGTTCTCCCCTATCGCTACGACGAAGCCCTCACTGCTTGTCAAGTGACGGGACTTCCCATCTTCATTGTTGAAGGCGAACTCACTTGCGACAGGCTCTGGGAAATTGGCCTGCCCTCTGTCACCTTCCTTGGTGGCAGCGGACAATATCGTGCTAACGGCGACTATTCGCTGTTGTTTCGCGGCAAGAAAATTGTCCTATGTCCTGATCGCGATGAGCCCGGCATTGCTCTCATGCGAGAAGTGGCTTCAGATAATCCTGGAGCGCAATGGCTTTATGCCGACCCTGATAATTTTGAATGGGATAGTCTTCCTCAAAATGGCGGCTACGACTTAGCTGACTGGCTGGACGATGGTGCAGATCAAGAGCTGATTCTCTCCTCCATCGTTTCTAAGGATCGCCATGAAGGTAAAGATGGTCTTCCTTCCTACGAGGAAATCATCGGCAGCTTCGAGCGAATGGTCGGCCTTTATGACAATGATGCTCGTGTGGCTTTTCAGGCAGCGCAATGGCTAGAAGCTCATGGCGTGAAGATGAGCCAAGCCAATATCGACAAGATGATCGACGAGGCGAAGTCTCGTTTGTTTGGCAAGGAAGAAATAGAAACCATTGACGTGCTGCAGCTCATTGATGATGATTCTGTTCGTGAATGGCTGATTGCTGGCATCGTTCCTCTTGGTAGTGTCACGCTTCTTGCTGCTCAAGGCGGCACTGGTAAAGCTCAGAGCCTGGACAGCAAGATTCTCACCCCCGATGGCTGGACAACCATGGGAGAGCTTCACGTGGGCAGTAAGGTCATTGCAATGGATGGGACGGTGGCGAAGGTCACGGGAGTCTTTCCACAGGGCGTCAAGCCTCTTTATCGGGTCACTATGAGCGATGGCAGTTCTACCATTTGCTGCGACGAGCATCTGTGGCTCACAAAAACCGAGAACGAGCGCAATCTTAAACGCTCATGGAATATCAGGTCTCTTTCGGAAATTCGCTCTTCAATTCGTCGCGGTAATTCCGATAAGCGGAATCACTCAATTCCCACGGTTGGTCCTGTTCAATTTGAGAAAAAGGATCTTCCCATTCACCCCTATTTACTTGGCGTGATTCTTGGTGACGGAAATATTTCCAGCAATTCTTGCTCTGTAACTCTTTCGGATGATGAAATTGTTTATCGCATTCAAAAACTGCTTCCTCGTTATCACGATTTGAAGGTTCAAGAGAAAGCGAAAAAATGCACTACTTATGCGATTCGCCAAAACTGCTCGACTGCCATCTCGCCTGGTATTCGCGATATGTTGCGCGAAATGGGTTTGTGGGGCAAGCGCTCTTGGGAAAAGCACGTTCCACAAGAGTATCTTTTTTCCTCCGTTCAAGATCGCATGGACCTGTTACATGGCTTGATGGATACTGATGGAACCACAGGCGGCAGCCATACAACATTCGATTCTGCATCTAAAGACTTGGCGGAAGCTGTTCAATTCTTGGTTCTTTCCATTGGCGGCAAGGCAAAGCTCACTCAACGCCGCACTTTCTTCACTTATCTAGGACAGAAGAAACAAGGACGGATTAGTTATCGTGTTTTCATCTCAATGCCTTCTGGTTTTAAAAGCTTTAGTATTTCAGCCAAGGCAAGCAAGGAAACGCCGCGCACCAAGTATTTACCCTCTCGCTTAATTGAATCAGTTGAATACATCGGAGATGGAGAAGCACAGTGCATCATGATTGACCATCCTTCGCATGCTTATGTAACTGACGATTTTATTGTTACGCACAACACCAGCTTGGTTTACAACTGGGCGCTAGGCGTTGCCACTGGCTCTTCGTGGTCTGGACGCCGCTGTCTCCCCGGCAAGTGCCTTCTCATCTCTGCTGACGAGCCACTGTCAGACACCAAAGAGAAGCTTTCCATCATTGGTTATCAAGAAGCCAACATTCAACCTGGCATGATTTCCTTCTGGGAAACCTGGCGCTTTGCTCATATGCAACAGCTTGAGCGTTTCATTAAAAAGCACCGCCCAGTGTTTGTCGTCATTGACTCGCTCACTGCATGTTTCGCTGGCATGAACGTTGATCTCATCAAGAGCAATGCGGGCGATTCTCTCTATGCATTGCGCGACATGGCCAATGTTTACAAATGCTCCATCGTCATTCTTCACCACTTAAACCGTCAAGGCGGACTTCGTGATAGCTCTAGCTTTGTTGACAATGTGAGTGAAGTGGTGAAGCTCTATCGCCAAGAGGGCAACTTTGATCAAAACCAGTTTGTTCTGGAATGGGTGAAGAGCCGCAGTGGCCTAGCTGGCAAGCACGTTCTAAAACGGAATGCCGTGAACTATGGATGGGACTATGCTGGTCCGCTTGGTAATTCCATTGCTGAACTTGATCGCGTGGCAAACTATGTGAACATGCGTCCGCATGAGCGTTTCAGCAAGCAGCAGGTTTCGCTGGGCGCTGGCATGAATGAAAATGTCACTACTGGCAAGCTGCTAGAAATGGCCCGTCGTCAAGGGCTTATTACTAGCAGCTTCATCGTTGGCCCTCACGATGAACGCACACGCATGTACCACTCATGGGACTACCAAGGCCCCGATCTGAATTTTAGTTCTCCCAATGAAGAGCAGAATATTGTTCCCGATAAGGAAGAGCTACCAATTATTCCACCTGTTTCCATTGTTTCCAATGAAAATCTTCCCGAAAAGGAAGATCAGGAGGATTGGTTTTAGTATGCATTAATTCGCTTAAAAAGCATGAAAACAATTGCAGTTTGGTTTTCTTGCGGCGCAGCTAGCGCTGTCGCCGCTTATAAGACCATTGAAAAATACGGACACTCTCATCAAGTGCGCGTCATCAATAACCCAGTAGCGGAAGAGGATCCCGATAATCGTCGCTTTCTTCTTGACGTAGAAAAATGGCTAGGGCATCCAATTGAATTTGCTACCAATGCAAAATATCCATCTTGCTCTTGTGTTGATGTCTGGGCGGACCGTAAATTCATGAGTGGCCCCACTGGAGCGCCTTGCACTATGGAGTTAAAAAAGAAAGCTAGGCAGCAATGGGAAAAAGAAAATCATGCTGATTGGCATGTTTTGGGTTTTACTTATGACGAGAAAAATAGGCACGAACGATTTGTATTGACAGAGCGTGAAAACGTGCTGCCAGTGCTAATTGACGAAAGGATTACGAAAAGAGAATGCTTTGAAATCATTTCTGCCGCTGGTATTGCACTGCCCTCTATCTACTTGCGTGGTTATCCAAATGCAAATTGCATTGGCTGCGTTAAGGCAACTTCGGCTACTTACTGGAATCACGTTAGGCAGCAGGATCCAGAAGTGTTTCAGCAAAGGGCTGAGCAATCAAGGCAAATTGGATGCAAGCTTGTGCGATGGAAGGGCAAAAGGATGTTTCTTGACGAACTGCCAGTTGAGGCTAAAGGTAGAAAGATGAAAAATATGGATTTTGAATGTGGTATCTTTTGCGAGGAACGTACCTTTTGATGCAATAGTAGGGAGGCTCTATTGCACAGCCTCCCCGCTGCTTACCGTAGCGAGCAGCTTTCAATAGTTTAGCTTTTTTAGTACGATGGAGGAAAGAAGATCTTGAGCCATGAAAATCATTTGGGACAACAGTGAGAGCGCGGCGCCTGTAGCGCCGCTTGTGCTTACGACGGAAGCCGAAATTGAACGATTCTTCGCTGAGATGAAAGCAGAGATCGCGGCAGAAGAAGACGAAAACGAAGAATGAAAAAGGCGGCCCTTGAGCCGCCTTTCTTTTGCCTTGTTGATTATTGAAGGAGTTGTTTCAAGAAAAACTCCTTAGATATTGGTTTCGTCCCGATAAACATTTGTTTGCTACGAAAATTTGTACTGGTAATAAGAAAAAGTTTTGGCTCTCCAAAATCTAGGTAAACTTTCTTTTTGGCGCTTAGCCATGTTTTGCACGGCCATTTCCAATGAAAGTGCATCGAGTGCTGCTGCCTTTGACGAATCCATGCTTCGTATGCATCTTGCTTCTTTTTCACTTGATAATGATTTCTCCATTTTTCCATTGCTGCTTCATATGCCCGACTTGCTGCTTCGGGATCCTCCAGCAGTTCTATTAGCCCGCCAAATTTAGACCGACACGGCGGATCAGGTGGGAACAATTGCCATTCTGGCTTTTTCTTTTCATGCATGTATTCATGCCGCCACTCCATTGGGATTATCGGAAAAAGATTGTCCTTGAATTTTTCCGCATTAACTATCCAAAGCATTCGCCCATAAAATTCTTCCCTCTTGTGAATTACTCCAGAGCTTAAAGACGAGTTTTGAAGCTCAATGACGCCACTGGGAGTTTTAACATCGGCACGGTGGTTGCCAATAGTCACTTCTTGCCATGCTGCTGGAAACTGTTGCTTCCATCGAATATGCCATTCGGATTCAGGCTCATACCAAGGATCGCAATCGCATTTTTTGTGAGCCCAATGCCAAGAAACAATCTCTCCGCATTTTGCAATAACCTCGCCACCGCAAGTGGGGCAAACGCCTTTTGCAGAGGGTTTGGCAAGTTCTTTTTGTCCGTCGATAGAAGCCCAAAGCATTGTCTTTTCTCCTATTTGGACGCGCGTTTTCCGTTGAACTGGCGCCGCTCAATAGCTTTGCGTGTGCGCTCAGTGTCCTTGTCTTTGCCGTAGAGCCAGGCGTCCATGCTTTGCCCAGGCTTGGGTCCGTTGGGAGGCAGCTTAATCACTTTGAAATTGGAAGTGTCCATGATTATCAAAAGGCTTGACGAGGTGTGCGTAGCAGGCGCGGATCGCTGTGTTTGTTGTACTTGTGGTGCACTACCCATTCCTGCATTGCGAAAGAATCAGTTTCATGCTTCATGAACCATTCCTGTAGCCATTGGCGATCATGGCCGTTTGCTGCGAGCCATTCGTCAGTAAATGCCGGATTGGCTGCTCCTAAGTCCTGCGATGAATCGGAGAAGAGCGGGTGTCCCATAGAGAGGATGGAGAACAAGGTCATACTGGAGCCGAACGCGGCATCTCGGGGAAAGCATTGTGCCAGTAAGAAAAGCTGCCCAACCCCGTATTGACTTTTGCCAAAATCCCTTTACCCTAAAGCCAGACAAGCCTTGCTTCACCAGCAAGAGCTTCACCGTTGCCTCACTACGCTCAGGCATGGCCACCAGCCAGAGCGGAGCCCCCCACGGGCGGAGCGTTCAGTCCAGCGGGCCAAGATTCCCTACAAAGAACAAAAGCCTGCACAAGACCAAACACTCCTGCAATGCCGCTCTAGCCAGAGTGGAGCCCCCACGGGCGAAACGTTCAAGACACAAGGCAATAAAGCCTTCATTGAACAAACAAGCTATTAGCATTCTCAAGGAATTTTCCTGAACAATGCTTAACGCTCCACGAGTAGTTGATCACTTGCCTCTGCTTGAACATAACGGCACTGAAATTTTGCCTATTGTTCACTATGGTTTTTCTTCTCCCAAGAAAGGGCCGCAACCAGCGGCCCGTACGCTTTACGGAGCACGTGATAACAATGGAGAGCGCCATTGGCGCTCTAGCCTGCATGAAATTGAAAAGCTAATTGATAGCGGCTTTACCATTGAACAGGAGGAGAACGATGCCTGAGACAATCAAGAACGAATATTGCGACAGTCCTAAATCTTGCATGGCCGTAGCTTATCGTCGTGAAACTGGTGATGAGCTATTACAAGCAGGATTGGATGCTGCCTATGCGGAAATTATTAGCTCCTTCCATGGAGAAATGGAGGAGTTTGTAAGGAAGTATTGCCCTAAACGCTTGGTAGAGCTAGATGCCTTGATGGATCAAGCCTTTTGGCAGTATCATTGATTTTCTAGAACGGGGCGCTTGGTGCGCCCCTTTTACTATGACCATTTTTCCTGCATCGTCAGAAGAAGAGCTTTCGCAAGAAGAATGGCAAGAGCTATGTAGCTTGAAAAAAGCAATTGATGGTTATCCAGCAAGCATGGCCACTGCTCAAATGGAGCGTTTTACTGAACTATTTGTTCGTTCCCTCCATGGAAAAGGAGATACAATTCATTAGAGAATAGCGCGACGTAATGGCTAAGCCTGAGATTGATTTCGAGAGCCCAGAACAGGAGCTTCAATACGCTGCTAATGCATTGAAGAAAGCCGGCATCAGTCTTACGCAATTTGAAGCAGTGCGCGATACAAAAGTGAATGGCGGCACTGGCGCTGCCGGCTATAGCAAAGAAATGCTTGGTCTTAGGCGATGGATGGTACAAGAGCTTCTTGCTGCCAGAATGAGCAATCGCCAAATTGCAAATGTTTTAAAGCTAAGCAAGGAAACAGTTAATGGAGACCGGCATTTCAATAGGCAGTTATATACAGAAGAAATCCTGAAAAACCAAGACGTGCATCGTGCACGTCTTCTAAAAGAGCAGATGGATCTCAAGGACCTAGCGCTTAATAGCTTTGAAAACAGCAAGAAGAAACGCACTGTCACCATCATGGAAGGCGATGGTGAAGGCAGCAAGGAGATGGTCAAAATCGAAGAAAGTGCTGGCGATCCATCGTTCCTCAATGTGGCCAAGAACAGCTTGGTGGAACAGGCGAAGCTGCTTGGCCTTAACGAGCACAAGCCTGTAGAGCAGCAGGACACGTCCTACCGCAAATTCCTACAAGATCTTTCTTCCACCATTGCAAAGGAGAAAGAAGCGAAGGCTACTGAAGAACGCCGCGAAAATTCTCTGCCTGCATCGGCCTCGCCAGTATCGTTTGAGACCGAGCCTGAGAAAGAGGAATGGCCGGAGACCATCCCTTTACAAACAATTAATGAGAACGACTATTGACAAAGGCCGCTAGCGTGAGCACACTGTCATTGTTGCTCCCTTCCATTGTCCTCAGATTTTACTTTTTCCACTGCTGAAGCATTTCTGCGTGAAGCTGCTGCAGCAAAGCAGGGCAAGCGTGAAGCCATTTCTGCTTCCATTGCCCCCCACCTTAGCGATCATGCCACTGTAGGCGTGCCTCCCAAGCTCCACACTGCCATTGAAAGCTTCCTAGAGCACTATGGAGATGAGACCTATCGGCAGGTGGCGCTGTACTGCCTAGGGAAGTGGTTTGAAGCCCATACGGACGCAGCGGAAGATTTGTTTGGCATTGGTCAAATGCCAGAAGCAGTGGCGTGCATGATGGATGCCACTCGCATTTCAGACAGTCTCCATCTCATTTGTGAAGTGGGAAGCTTAGGCGGTGATAAGGATTGGAAAATTATGCTAGAGAAAGAACTCTCTCAAGCCATTCTTGAACACATCGAGGAAGACTTATGACTCCTTGTCGTACTTTCAAAATCACCACTTCTGAAGGCAAAACTATTGCTTTAGGCGCCATTTCTCCTAAGCAGGCTGAACATTTTATGCTTGCAATGCGTCCTGACATTAAGATTGCCATGATTGAAGAAATCAAGCCTCTTCCCGAACAATGAACGATTTCATCGGCATTATTTGCAGCAGCGACTGGGGAACAATGTGGCTAGGCCCACTTTCAATTAGCTGGCAAAACAGCATGGGCTCTCAAGCATTGCTTCCTCGTCGCACATGGGGCAATACGCTTGTTATCTTCAAAAACCGTGAATTCCTTTTCCATTGATTCTTCATGGACACCCATCAGCCTTCCTTCATTGTTGAAGGCACACCACTGGCGCCCACGGTTCATATTGTGCTTCCTCCTGAGCTTCAAGAAGATGCCAAAGCTTTAGCAGCAGAAAACATCCATCCTGCATGGAACAAAGCTCAGCGTCGTGGACGCCATTTCGTTATCACCACCAATTCGTTAGACGATCTTTCTGAGCTAGCGGACTATGCGCGAGTGGGCATTGAAGAGCCAGAGCCTGGCCTTTCCAAGCGAAAGCGCCAAGCCTTGCAAATCCTCTTGGATCGCACCAACAGGCACGTCGTACTAGAGCCCATGGGCGCATGCCACTGCATTGCCACCAAATGGCGGGACAGGCCCCTGCCAAGCCACAAGGCGGCTTATCGCACCACGTTGGAACTGAGGGAAAGGGCAGGCTCTGTTAAGCATTGTTACAACGCTTGACCTGGCCTGCTGAAGGCGGCATACTACTGGGCATGCGGGCGAGAGCTTGCATGCCCTTTCTCTTTAAAGCAATGACAGCAAGGTTTTATCATTGGGGAGAGAAGCTTTCAGCTTTCACTTCTGACAATCGCTTGGTGATGAGCTTTGGCTCTCCCATTGCCAGCGTGCCTATCACAGTGAAGGAGCTTCAAGATTTTGTTTGCACATTAGAGCAGGCAATTGACGATGAGCCAAATGTTAAGCAGCGCATTGCACTCGGTTCTATCAAGCACATTTTTCAAGCCTCTCTAAAGCAAGCACAAAAGGATCATGAACAGATTGTCGAAGAAGCTCCTACTGGCGCAGATCTGGAAGAATATATGCTTTCTTACTCGCGTGCCATCAAAGAAGGAGCTTTCTGACTATGGTCTTCTTTACTGACGGCGATTACGACAACGACCCCGAGCTTGACTGGGAACGTCCTCAACGCTTGAACAGACAGTTAAGCCTTCAGCAATTGGAGAGTCGTTTAGAACTATGGAAACAAAAGCATGAGGATATGTGCCTTAAGCTTTATCGTGCTGCCACTGGCATTTGATTATGAGTCAATTTACTAAGCTTCAGGAAATGCTAGGAGAGGCTCTTGAAAAAGAGCCAAGCAGCGCAGAAGTGGTGGAAGTGATTGACACAATGGCAGAATGGTTTGAACTATTGCTGGAAGATATGGGCATTGAGCCAGCTTCCATTCCATCGCTTCTCCGCTGGCAATATTTGCATAGCGAAAGCAATTGATCAAAAGGCTCCCGATGGAGCCTTTTCTTTTGCCCAAGTATGATCTCCAGGGATAGGCTCCATCCCCACAGACCACGTATCAAAATCATCTTCGTTGCGAGGATCATAAACTTCCTCACTCGGTGGAATATACACTTCTCCCCTACTAAGCCATCGTGCAAGACGCTCACGTTCCTGCTCAGAAGACAATTTCCTTTCCATGGAAAACCAACTAATCTTCTATAGCTTATCTAGACAAAAGAAAAGGGGGCCAAAGCCCCCGTCTCTTTACAGTCTCCGATACTTGAAAACAACTAGGGGAAAACTCCTCGCCTAGAAGGGCGGCGTGCCTCTCAGGAGAATGACTAGCTCCTTGGCGAAGCCATACAGCATCACCCACGCCACCGTCAAGTGTTCACCCTCACGGCCCGCCTTACGACAGGAGCAGCAATTAAGCCTCTAGAACCGACTGCTCACAAACTGTAACACATGCTGCTGCTCACGACGGCATGCTTGACAGGCATGGCACAATGGTAAGACCGTTGTCCGCGAGGGCGATGGGCCTCTCTAGCTCTTTTCACCATCTTGATGCTTTCACGATTTCTTCTTTCTCTGCTCCTTCTGGCTCCTACCATTCCTGCCCATGCCGCGTCAAGGCAATGCGGCGAAGCCTCGCATTATGGCATGGGAGATGGCTACCACGGCCAACGCACTGCTAGTGGCGTCAGGTTTGATGCTTACGGTTCCATTGCTGCTCATCCATGGCTTCCATTCGGCACACGCCTTCTCGTGACAAACCGTGACAATGGAAGGCAGACAGTGGTGACGGTCAATGATCGCGGCCCATACTACGGCGGGCGCATTCTTGATTTGTCCTACGGCAGCTTTTCAAGACTTGCTTCGCCCGGGCAGGGCACTGCTCGCATTTGCTTCTCTCGCTTGTGATGACCATGCTTCGTAACGTGGCTTCTTTCGCGCTGTTTTCCTGCGCTTTTGGCATTGGTGTTTTTGCCATTGTCGCGGCTCCTCAGGTAATGCCAAACCAAGCGGGCTTAACAGAATGCCTGAAGCTCCATCCAGAACGCTACTGCCGCATTGCTAACGGCTTCCACGTGGATCCTCTTGACAACGCAGTTCAGTAGCTCTATTGTCCCCATGGAAGCAAAAGGGCTCCAAAAGGAGCCTTTCCTTCCTTTACCAGCGATGGTTCCTCCAATGACTCAAACGCCTTTTCTCACGCGCTCTCAACGTGCTATTGCCCGCATGGTCAAAAATGCAGGCTATGAACTGACAAACTATTCTCAGAATGATCGTCTTGCTGCTCGCACTAAGCTTTTGGCCGTTGTTTCTAAAGCGCCTGATCATGCCCCAGCAAGCAAACCATACAAGCGCACAAAAGCTTATTTCCGCACGCTAGCTGACAGCATGGAAGATCACGTCTGGCGCTATTTGTAATGGCATTAAAGGACAATAGACGCGCATTGCTCGATCTTGTTAAAAAGCATGGTTTTATTCTTCATCGCAAGAATAAACACTATGTGTTTAAGCATTCTTCTGGCAAGACTCTTGTTTGCAGCACAAGCTGCACTGATTGGCGTGCGTTGAAGAATGTAGAGCGTGACATTAAGCGTCTGTTGTCCTCATGAAATTCTCCGTTGGCACCATTGTCGATTTGTATGACTTTGGCTTTAAACAATGGAGAGGAGAATACATTATTACAAAAGTTATTCCTGAAACTGGCTTATACAAAATCAAGAATACAAAAACAAATAGCCAGCAATTCGTCAAGGAAAAAGCCTTGCGAATAGGGCGTCTCAAGCCTTTCCGCATTGAAAGCCTTCAGTGAATGTTACAAAATGCAACAACGGGGCCGCCAGGCCCCTTTCTCATATATTGTTGTTTTGTTCGCGCCTCTCGCAACCATGACCACCATCCCTACTCTCCATCTCAACGGCACTTCTAAAACTGATCTCAGAGATGAATATGCTGCCGCCTACGATGCTCTCACCAAGGCCCTAGAGGCTTTTGCTTCTACCACTTGCAACGGACGAGATTTCTATCCGCAAGGCCCTGATGCTTACTACCAAGCTCGTGATGAGCGCTCAGAAGCTTTTGGCCACATTGAAGCAGCAAGGAAGTACGTGGGTGAAGTGCTGATGGGCATCTGCGATCAAATGTAAAGCTTTGTAACAGTCCCCGTTTAGGGGGCCTTTCTCCTGTATTGTTCTCTAGTCGTCAGGCAGCGATGCCTCCTCTCATGGACAAAACCACTCTCATCAAACAGTTCATCTTCAATGCTGGCAGCAGCATTGTCAGCGTGCAATTCATTAAGGCTGATGGCTCCGTTCGCAGTCTTCAGTTCAATCCTCGCGACAGCAAGGAAATTAAAGGCACCGGCACTGCCATCAAAAAGCCTTCTATTGTCCGTTGCCGCGATTTCTCCATTGCTCGTAGCGCAGGTGAAGGCGCCTGGCGCTCCTTTGATTGCGAGCGCGTGATCAGTGTTAAAGCAAACGGCCAATCCATTTCCTTCTGAACAATGTTTCACAAAGTAATTGAAGGCTGGAGAACCAGCCCTTACCTGGCCAAGCTTGAAGCAGATCGCCAAGCGCAACACTCCGGCTATGGCGTCAGACAATTCCTCTGCGCTGATGGCTCCCAGAAATGGGAAGCTTACGGCTGGGAACGCATCACTGATCTGCAGCTTCACGATACTTCTTATGGCATCTTTGACCATAAATGGCAAGCTGAACAGTATTTCAACAACATCCTCTGATCATGCCTTTCTTCATTGCAACTGCCCTGCCCGAACTGCCTCCCATGGTTCAGCAAGAGCCAGCAAAGAATCGCCAGCAAGAAATCCTAGAGAAAATCATGCAGCAAGCTCCTGCTGCTGCTGAGCGCTCCTTTGGCGACTGCACGTACCAATGGGGACAATGGAAGCTAGCGAGTGATGGCGTGCGCACTACGATACGCTCCTGCAAAGGAGAATCCGCCCAAACTCCTTCCTACATCGCCGTGAGCTGCCCGCTCCTGCAGGTGAACACCACGGAAGCTGGTAAATGGAATGGCTGGCGTAGTCCCATTGCTAAAAGCGCAAAACCAGGCGAAGCCATGATGGTGGCCACGCTCTGCGCCAACGTCACGCAATAGGGCTTTGTAAAGCTTTGTAACAAGGGGGCTTCTGGCCCCTTTCTGCTGTATTGTTCCTTTGTTCTGAGGCGCGAGCCTCTCCTCAACGACCCTGACTTTTGCATTATTGAGCTGAATCATGATGAATCAAGAAATCAAACAACGCTGGATACAGGCTCTTCGCTCTGGGGAATACCAACAGGGTAGGGAAAATCTTTTCCATTGCGGTAAATTCTGTTGTTTAGGCGTGCTCACTGATCTCTACATCAAAGAGCATGGTCTTCAATGGAAGCAAGATTCTGGCGATCTGTGGAGCTTTGAAGAAGAAGGAGGAACTCTCCCCCGATCAGTGCAAGACTGGTCTGGCATCTTAGAGCCCAATCCTATGATTCTTGATGATTTTGCTACAGCTCATAATGATCGATACGCAGAAGATTTTACCACCATTGCTGATTACATTGAAAAAGACAAAGGACTTTGATCATGCCTTATTCTCTCATTGTTGATGATGAATGGGGCGTTCCATACGCCCTAAAGACTTTTGAAACCATTCAAGACGTGCATGATGAAATTAGGACGATGGACGAAGAATTAGACAATGTAGGCCCAGGAGCTGCTTATGCCATTCGCTGCATTATTGACCAGCTCAAAGAAATTGTCCACGAGGCTGAAGAAGAGCCTGAAACCATTCCTGATCGCCCTGCTTTTTGAACAATGCTGACTATTCTCACTTATCAGTATAACGGCCCGTATTTCCCTTCCACTAAAGGCCGCTACCAAGCGGCTCGCTTGAGAGACCTTCTATTCCACGTCAGGCAGGCGATGGAGGATAGGGAAGATACTATTGCCATCTTTGACCAGCAAGGCTCTTGTAGGGGCATCTGGCGCAGGGATGTTGAAGGACACATAGACAGCGCTGGTGATGCCATCGTTGATCATGAAGGCTATGAGCTGATGCGGCCTGATACCAAGGAGCAATGGTTATGGAAGAGGCTTCGGGAGCAAGTGAAATGATCCTCGTTGACTTCTTCTCTGAAGATTGTTGTAAAGGCACGGAACTAATTGAAGGTTGGTATTTTTATGCTGATGACAATGAAAGCTTGGTAGGAGGACCATTTACAAGCGAAGAAGCCGCCCTAAAGGCGGCTTTTGATGGTCATGGTTGGTAGGGAAAATAATTGCTAGCATGGCGAAACATCGCGAGACTGGCATCTCGTGACGTTTCTAACCACTACCAAAGAAGGAGTTTGGCCATGGCTGAATACAAGCATAGCAGCGTGCCTACAGGGTTTAAGGAGATCCCTGGGTATGACGGACGCTATTTCATCAATGAGAAGGGCGAGGTGTGGAGCGTGTTGAAAAATCGCTTCATGAGCAAGCATCTTAACGCGAAGAAGATGTATTTAACTGTGCCATTAAGCCGTAAATGTGAGCGCATGCGTCCGCGATTGATTCACCATCTAATGGCAGTTACTTGGATGGAGAAATGCCCCGGAGAGTGGGGAGCAGCCCGTGGCAAATACCAAATCAATCACAAAGATGGAAATAAGCAGAATAATTGTCTTGAAAATCTTGAATGGGTAAAGCACGAAGAGAATTTAAGGCACGCTTGGGATAATGGATTGCAAAGTGCTGGAGAAGATCGGCCAAATGCCCAATTCATCTCCGAACAGGTAAGGCAGATTCGCCTAAGGTTGATTGCTGGTGAAAAATGCAAAGCAATCTCTATTGAGCTTGGCGTAAGCGTTGAAAGCATAAAGAAAATTCAACAGTACACTTCATGGAAGCGCCAAGACTGGGATTTAATTGAGCCGATGATGAAAATTTGCAAATCAAAATGGTTAAAGGTGACATTGCAGTGCGTGCGAGAGGGAGGCCACTTTTGGGATTATTCTCGCCCTCGTGTTCTTTGATTTGTAGCACTGGGGCGAGTATCGCCCCATTTATTTTGAAATCGGCTAAGTCTGTATCTAAGACCCGGCGGCGAGCGTATCAGGCAAGGCCAAGAGTGTATAAGATCCGGCGACGAGTGTATCAGACCCGGCGACGAGCGTATCACCTTTCTTTTATATAGTTTCATCTCATCATCACATCATAACGCTGCCGTTATATGCGCATAGCCGCATAGTAGTACAAACGTACTAGCCTGAGGCGAGGGCGATTCCCCGGTTCTCCGATGGGGAATAGGGAGAATATACCCTACCTGGCAAGCGTGAAATATACCCTACCTGGCAGCCGTAGACATAGCCTACTGGTGACGGCCTTAAAAGTAAGCCACTGGTGGCGCGCTGATTCTTTCTGCCTACTGGCGCGATTCTGCCGAGCTTCAGTGAGACCAACTGCTGCGCGTGGCTGCCTACTCTCACCAGCGTGATTCTGCCGCGATCGCCTATGCCTACTGTTCCGCCGTATTTGTGCTGTCTGCCGCATGGCCTTAGGTGAGCCTCACTGCGCAGCGCTAGTTGAGCCCTACTGTTTAGCGCTAGTTCTCTCTCACTGTTTAGCGCTAGTTGAGCCCTACTGTTCAGCCCTAAGTGTAGATGTTTCAATACGTAACGCCGCTGGCGGTTCTGGCGCTCCCAATGGTATGGGCGCCGATTGTTGCCGATTGTTGCAGCAGCGGATTGTTTCGCAGGTTTCGTGATACGCGCGGGTGCGCGATCGTCTCTCTGCTGCACACTGCACGCAGTCTCTCCCTTTTGATAAGCCTGGCTTGTCATTCTGCTGCGGATCGGGCACTGATAAGCCTATCCGCTTATGTCCCGCCAAACGAGTGCTGACTAATCGCCCGTGCTTATCACAAGCGCTCTCCCCCTTTACGGCCGCTTTTGAGGTCTGTAGTGTTCCCTCAGAACCTAGAAAACTGAAAAGCAACGACACCGAGCGCCACCAGGCGTTCGCGCGCGGGCTTTTGTGGCCGCCGTGATGGCGCGGGATCAAATCCCGCCGCGCGCTTTGCCGGCTTCTGCCGGCCTTTCCCTCTCTTCTCTTTAATGGCTTCTCTTTCTCTTTCCCAGCTCCGTTCTTTCCCTTGGATTGTTTGCGATCGCGCAAGCCTCCGGCCTTGCGACCTTGCAGACGCCTTTCTTGGTGCTGCCGATACAATCACGGAGCTTCTTTCCCTGCCACGTCCTGACGGTCTGACGCCTGCCGGTTTGCGCTCTTCTTCTGTGGCTCTTCTGCAAAAGCTTGCAACGGACTCCGCTTCTTTCGTTGCTGACCCAGCTTCAGAAGAAGCGCTTTCAGCGCTGGAAGAGCTTTCCGCTTGGCTAGATTCTCGCAGCCCCGCGGGCTTCTCTTTCGGCGCTTCTGAAGGAGATGGCGCCTTGTTCGGCTTCTTCCTTTCTTCTGACTGGGAAGAAGCGCTGGAAGAACGCGGCCTTTCTTCTCTTCTTGAAAACCCTGAAGCTTGCGCTCTTCTTCTGCAAGAAGCGGAAGACATTGGCCTGTGTCCCGATACCTTCTGTGACGGCTTCCAGGGAGAAGCTGAAGGCTACTCCGAAGAAGAAGCTGGAAGAGACTACGCTCAATGTCTCGCGGAAGAGACAGGAGAATGCGACTTCTCCCGGCTTCCTTGGCCACAATGCTGTATTGATTGGGCAGAAGCTTGGCAGCTTCTTGAGTACGACGGTTTCACTCTTGCGCCTTCTCCCTGGTCTTGCCGCTGGTATGTTTTGCGCTCAGTCTGAAGCTTTCTCGGCCGGCTTCTGCCGGCCTTTCTTTCCTTCTCTTTCCTTTCTCACAATGTCCATTGTTCCGGCCTTTCTTTCCACTGTTCACGATCGCATCGAACGCCTTTCCGCGCTTTCTGGCTCTTTCTACACTGTCAGTCCTGACCGATACATTGGCGGCTGTAATACGTGGGAAAGCTATTCTCCCTTGGAAGAAGAGGAGCTTTCCTTCTCTTCCTTGGAAGCTACTGCTGGCAGACATTGCGGCTTCTCCAAGCTTTCTCCCTTTGAAACTTTCCAGCGCTTCTGTGAGAAGAAGCTCCACAACGTGACCGCGCTTGTCTTCTGTCCTGACTACTGCCAAGGAAGCGACTACAGCGGAAGCTTGGTAGAACTTTCTAACTGTGACGTACTGGCAGAAGACCACTACGGGAAAGGCGTGTGGCGCCTTTATGGCGGCCATGGCTCTTTTGGTCTTGCTTTTGACATACGCTTTCTCACAGAAGAAGCCCTGGAAGCCCTGGAAAGCTTGCAAGACTACCCGCTAGCTTCAGAAGACAGGCTTTCTGAGCTTGAACTTGAGAAAGACGGAGAAGCTTGGGAAAGCTGGGCTTCTTCTGACTTTACGAAAGAGCTTCTGAAGCTTCTTTCTTCTTTCTATCAAGAAGCCTCAGAAGACAAGCTAGAAACCCTGGAAGACAAGCTAGAAAGCTTGGAAGACGAGAAACTTTACGGGCTCTTCCAAGAAGCCTGCGAGATTGGCAACCACTACTGGGAAACCGGACACCAAGACCGCTGGGTTGATTGCGAACGCGTGGCAGCTTCTGTCAGCTTCTCTTCTCTCCTGGAGGCTCTGGCGTGATCCGTCTTGCACTTTCCAAGAAAGAAGCTTTCTTCCTTCTTCTCACCGTAGAAAGCTTCCTGCCAGAAGCTGAGCCAGAAGAACTGGAAGCCCTAGAAAGCTGCCTAGCCAAGCTTCAGGAACTTGCCCCGGCTTCTCCCTTTAAGACCGCCACAGAAGCCCGTTACAGCCGTTCCTGACGCCCATAGGATGACAACCCCATTAGCCCTGCCAGTACTGGTAGGGCTTTTGTTTCGCTTGAAAAAGGGACTATCAGCCACATTTGCACTGCAACTGTCAGTATTAAGTTATATTTCAATTCGCCGTGTTAAGCTTTGCAACAATGCTTGACAGGGCGCAGTAGCAGGGGGGTGAAAAAAAACTGGGGCTGGGGTATACGCCTCGAAAAGTGGCGCAATTTTTCGTCCAGAAAATCGCTTTTATTTACCAAGGAATGGAACAGAGTCTATGAATTGCTGTTTATCGGGAACTATCACACGTTTTTGCTGAGAGGGGATGAGGAGGGGAATACATTGATGAGCGAGGGATTGATCCAGGGAATTGAGATGCTGAAGGAGAGGAGCTTTAGCAAGGAACCATTCACCTTCTCGGCGAAGTTCTGCGAATTGCCGATGAAGATGCAATTCCTGCTTGGGGCCATCCACCTGATTGAGTGCTAGTAAAAAAATTCTAGGAATAGCCGTAAGGAAAGTTTCAAATCGGCTATGAAGGGAAGATGAATAGCCAATTTTAACAAGAGAAGAATCAACAGGATTGGCAATGTAATAAATAATATGCCGACCAATGACACCATGAATATCGCGTGCATATTTTTGCTTCCGTTGGCGTTCTTTTTCTTGAGACACTGTATTGCCGCTGCGAGATGGGCGAGAATAATTCAAGGCCGCTTGGCGTCGACATGCTTTACAGGCAGACTTGAGTCCGTCAGACATTTTTGAATCTTTTCCAAAAGCAGAGGAAGAAAGAAGAACCTTGCATTGAGAGCAGATCTTAAGTTGTTGAGTGAGAAGATCAGAATGCGCGAGCATGTTTTGCCGGTAAAGGCCACGATTGTAGCCAAAGCTTTTGACGAGAGACATTCAATGTCAAGGAAAAGTGGTAGTACCATAAAGCTAGTAGTTGTACGCTGAAAGCAAGCCGAAGGCGCCGCTTGAAGCGTTTCCAGTAATAGACAAGACAAATGGAGACGGCCCTAAGCCGTCGTAATGACGCACAAAATCGCGCACTTTCCTTTCCATCGTTCTCAGCAAAAAGGCGGCCTAAAGCCGTCGTTCAAGCTTTTAAAGATGGTATTGTCCTTAATTTGCCTGTTCCCAGAAGCTACGCATAGCTTGGCCGTGTCATCACATAAGACTGACACAGCTTTTTTGAAATTCGCCCCTCGATGGAGAGGCTCCGTCCCTTTGGGGGACTCCGCTACTAGGACATCGGGGCTGGTCTAGCCTTCTTGTCCGTCACTTCGCGCTTGGGGCGCTCCGTTGGAGGAGAGATGTCCGGGAGGGACTAAGCGGGAGGAGCCGGGCTTGGCGTGTGCTCCGCTTACGGTAATCGTATCTCAGCCTGTGGGTCAAATGTGGCTTTTTCCGTATCATGGTGATACAAAAGCTAAAAAATCTTCACAATTTCTCAAGGATTCATAAGGGCATGGTCGTTTGCTGAAGAATGTATTAAATAATGCATGCACGATTTGTGAGAAGAACTAGCGTAGTAAAACTACGAGCCATTACAATGTTCGGTTTGCCGGAACGCCAGCCATTTAACTATGGTCCCTATAAGCTTTGGCCATGTTTTAGTAGGCCAGAATTTCAATGGTTTGCAGCGATAGACGGCAAGCCTTGCTATTTCAAGAGCTTGAACGAAGCGAAGCTGTTTATCAAGGACAAGCTCTCCGTCGAAGACGCCGAGAATTTGTGCGATTGATTTGCTAAAATATTGTGAAGCAGCGACGTTGGCGCGTCCTGCTTCTGGCCACCTACTACAACTAGATGACATGGCAAAGCTAGCACATCGCATTCTTCCTCCATTGGAACTATTGGAGGATCTGTTGACTTTAGATCCAAAAAGTCCAAGTTGGTTGTCTTGGCGCAACCCGCGCAGCAAGAAACTTAAGCCTGGCGATAATGCGGGGTGGCAAGACACGAGCGGCAGTCGCAATACTGGTTATTTCCAAATAGGACTAAGGCTAAATGGCAAAGATCATCTTTTCCTCGGGCATCGCATTGTTTATTTTCTGTATTACAAAATAGATCCTGGCTCATTACAAGTGGATCACATTGACGGCAATAAATTTAATCACAATCCATTGAACTTGCGCCTTGTCTCTGATTCAGGAAACAGGGCAAATGCGCCAAAAAGGAACCAACTTACTTCTAGTAAGTTCAAGGGCGTTTGCAGGAATAAGCGTTCAGAGACAAGGCCATGGATGGCGTATATTGATTGGCAAAAGAAGCGCAAATATTTAGGCACGTTTACCAGTGAAGAGCAGGCTGCAATGGCCTACAACAAGGCTGCAATTGAACTGCATGGATCATACGCTTTTCTTAACGATATCGCCATTGTTTCGGAGTAATTTGCGCTAGCCTTCCTTCTGTTGATCGCGCCCCGCCCAGCGGGGCTTTGTTGTCTAATGGGACTCAAGAAGAAAGCAAAGTGCGAACCAATTGCTCGTACAGGGCGAGTGCAGGATTGGCTTGATAGCCCCGAGGGGCGCCTCGCTGTGAGCTGCACCACATTTGTAGTGGAAGATTCAATGGAAGGGCCGGATGGAATTGAGGCGTCGTGGCGTTTTGTTTCTCATGCTCTCCGCAATGCCGCTGGCGCTGCTGTTAATTTGTCAAAACTTC